TTGTAGATGTAGGTGTAGATGTAGTTGTAGATGTAGGTGTAGATGTAGTTGTAGATGTAGTTGTATTAGAACCTGGCGTCATTGTATAGTTAATACTTGTTCCATCTTTATTCACAATCACTAAACTATTAGAACCAACTTGAACCTGAGCAATTTCACCGTTAGGACCGTAAAAAGTTGTTGTACTGTTATCCATTCCTTCACATGTTTTACCTCCTAAAAAAGAACATAAAATTAGACCCAATAATAAAATAACAAAGAGTATCAATAATTCACCTTGCATTGTATAATTTATATAGTGAAAAAAGTTCTTTTAAATATAATTGATTTGTTTTATCAATTAAAAAAATCTTTTAAATACTATAGAACATGTCTAATAACAAAGATTGGATCAGTGCAACTATTATTGATGATTCTGACTGTAGCGACTCAGAAGTCAATATTCCTTCAGAAGAAACGTTTGAGATTGAAGTACACAAGAAGAAAAAGCCAACTTTAAAAGTGATTTTAGAAAATGTAAGTAAAGTACCAAAAAAAATACCAAATGCATTAAAGATATATTTTGATGAAAATATACATATAATAGAAATAGGAGTAGATGAGGCTGGAAGAGGTCCAATGTTTGGAAGGGTTTATGCTGGAGCGGCAGTTTTGCCTAAAGATTATACTTTTGAGCATTCTAAGATGAAAGATAGTAAAAAATTTGGTAAATCTAAGAAAGGACTAAAAGATATTTGTTCTTGTGCAGAATATATTAAAGAAAATGCCATAGCATATTCTGTTGCTTATGAAGATGAACAAACAATAGATACTATTAATATTTTACAGGCAACTCAATCTGCTATGCATAAGGCCATAAAAGATGTCTTGTCTCAATTAAATAAAAAAAGTCCTTTAAATTATGACAATATACTTTTACTTATTGATGGTAACTATTTTAAACCATATACACTTCTGAATTCTTTAAAAACCAAGTCAATAACGTTAAGATACAATATGATTGAAGGTGGTGACAACAAGTACACCTCAATAGCGGCTGCTTCTATTCTAGCAAAAGTAGAAAGGGATAAATATATAGATGATTTATGTGTTGAAAATCCAGAATTATGCGAAAGATATGGTATTGATTCTAATAAGGGTTATGGGGCTAAAAAACATATGGATGGAATTAAACAATTTGGTATAACAAAATGGCATAGAAAAAGTTTTGGAATTTGTAAAGAGTATTGTTAATATAATATAAAAATTTGTTATATTATATAAATAATGGTAAAGATATTAGTTTTTGATACCGAAACAACAGGTTTGGAACCTTATAACATTGATGAAACAAAATTGTTACCAAATAGAAACGAAAATGGCAAATGGGAAACTTGGAAAAGTTATAATGATCGTTTAAAAACAATAAAAGAAGCGGGAATAAAAGAATCAAAAGCATTGAAAGAAAACCCTAAATTATGGGAAACATACAAAGATAATTGGCCATATACTGTTCAAATTAGTTTTATCATGTATGATTCTGATACTAAAGAAACTGTTGTAAGGGATATTTATATAGATATACCTCCAAAATTTACTACAAGTGAATATTTATCAACTGTACATCCTATAACGAGACAAGCAATTGAAGCAGGGCAAGCAGAGGGTATAGAAAGACAAGATATACGAGAAGTCATTAGTGAATTTATGACTTATTTTAGATCTGCAGATGTAATAACAGGACATAATGTTGATTTTGATATTAATATGTTATTAGCAGAATGTGCTAGAACTGAACAAATAGGATTAATAGATGAAATATACGCAACAAAATTACTTCCAAACAAAATTTACTGCACTGCTTGCGAATCAACTGATTTTGTAAAAATATGTTTTTCTAATAATTGTAGTACAAAACCACCTATATTCAAAAAACCGAAACTTAAAGAAGCATATTACCGGATGTTTGGATATCCTCCTAAAGAAGGTTTATTACATAATTCATTAATAGATGTAGTTGTATGTTTAAGAGTTTTTTATCGCTTATGGTTTTTATCAAAAGACTCAGAAGCAGTATGTGGTATAGGACAACCTGATATATACTTAGAATTATTAGTTAGTGCACCGGAAAATGAAATAGTTAAAATAATAGAAGAAATAACACCTGCTGGTATAGATCCTAAAGGTCTAGGTACAGAATTACATATATGTGACATAATTGATAATAACACCCTAGAAGCACAAATGACAGGTGCTGAAATTTCGGATATAATAGAAGCAAATGAAAAGAAAAAAAGATTAAGCCGTTATATAAGTATAACAGGAAACGATCCATTTTCTAAATTCAAAGCAAAAGGTGGTACAAAAAAAAATAGTAGAAAAAAAAATAGTAGAAAAAAAAGAAAATCTAGGAAATCTAGAAAAATAAGAAGACATAAATAATAAGTTTTATGCCGAGCACATTTCACATATTTCTTCTTCCTCTTCTGCTTTGTTATTTTTTTCAGGTTCAATTGTAAATTGTTGAGCCTGATGCTTTGCTTTTCTTCTTAAATAATAAATACCTGTTTTTAACCCTTTTTCCCATGCATAAAAATGCATAGAAGTTAATTTATTGTAAACAGGATCTTCCATCCAGAGATTCAAACTTTGACTTTGGCAAATAAAAGCACCTCTATCTGCTGCCATATCAATTAAATGTTTCATTGGAATTTCCCATGTAATCTTGTACTTATTACGAATATGTTCCGGAAGTACTGTGAGTTGTTGTACTGAACCTTTGTTAGCAATAATATTATTTTTAATTTGGTCGTTCCATTGTCCGAGTTCTATTAAATCTCTCATTAAATATTTGTTTACAACAACAAATTCTCCAGCAAGTGTTCTACGACTGTACAAATTACTAGTTAATGGCTCAAAACATTCATTATAACCTAAAATTTGTGATGTTGATGCTGTAGGCATTGGAGCAACCAATAGAGAATTTCGTAATCCATGATCAATAATTGATTGTTTAAGACCATTCCAATCGTAACGATTAGTTGGACTTACATTCCACATATCAAATTGTAATATACCTTGAGATGCTGGAGATCCTACAAATGAACTATAAGTTCCACATAAATCAAGTGATGAATTATTTATTGCTATTGACCATACATATTCAAAATCATATGAATTTTTTGTTCTATCTAAAAAACTAGTTGTTTGAATAATTCCGATGTTATTATATTCTTGACACAAACCTTTAATAATATTTTCTCTTTGAATAGCAATTTCATTACTTTTTTCAAGTGCAGCGTGGTAAATAGTTTCAAAAATATATTTATTTGTTTGTCTGGCTTCTTCAGAATGATAAGGAATATCCATTAAGATGAACGCATCTGCTAATCCCTGTATTCCTATACCAATTGGCCTATGTTTCAAATTGCTTCGTCTAGTTTTCTCAGTAGGATAAAAATTAATATCAATTACTTTATTTAAATTGTTAGTTACTACCTTTGTAACTTGATGAAGTTTCTCATAATCAAATTCTTTTGTTTGGGTATTTACAAACGATGGTAAAGCAATAGATGCTAAATTACAAACTGCTGTTTCATTTTCATCTGAGTATTCCACAATTTCGGTACACTGTCCTGTTAAAATACCATTAAATACACCTTTATGTTTTTTTGGTTCTGTGAAACAATATGTATCCGATATGCGACCAAAATCTTCTAAAGCAACTACTTCCATAAAATCATAAGAGACTTCAAAAATATTTTCATTATCGGTCGGCATTTCACATCCAATTAATCGCATTCCTAATTTTAAATCTCTAGCATCAATTTGTTTATCATATGTTACAGTCTGCCATTGATTGTACTCTCCAATAACATTTTCTTGAACAGTAACATAAAATTTATGATAATAAGTACATTCTAGGAAAAAAAAACGTCCATTAGATTTATTAGACTTACAAATAACCTTCATAATTCTTTGATTTTCTCCAGTTTTTTTTACAGTTACTTCGCTCCATTCACTGCCATTCCAAACATTCACAGTTTTACCCTCTAATTTTTTTATTTCAATATTTCCTTTATCTGTTAGTATCCCAGTTTCAGGAGCAACGCATAAATTAGATGATTTAATTGGTCCAAGATTTTTTTGATTTGATTTTATATTGCAAGCATCTTTATATAATAAATACGGTGTACCTGTTTCCATCTGTGCATCCATAATAGCAACCCATAAATCACGAGCATTTACTGTCTTTCTTGCTTTACCTTCATTTTCATACTTTTCATAAAGAGTTTTAAATTCTTCGCCATATACATCAGGTAATCCAGGACATTCATGTGGACAAAATAAAGACCATTTTGCGTTCTTTTCTCTAACTCTTTCCATAAATAAATCAGGAATCCAGAGAGCATAAAAGAGGTCACGTGCTTTCATTTCTTCGTCGCCGTGATTTTTACGCATCTCCAAAAAATCAAAAACATCAGCATGCCAAGGTTCTAAATAAATAGCAAATGAACCATTACGTTTTCCGGATTGATTTACGTATCTAGCCGTACTGTTAAAGACACGTAACATAGGAACTAAGCCATCTGTTTTTCCGTTGGTTCCTCTTATATGTGAATTTTTAGCCCTTATATTGTGAATATGTAAACCAATACCGCCTGAATATTTAGAAATTAACGCACAATCTTTGAGCGTATTGTATATACCTTCAATACTATCTTCTTCCATAGCAATCAAATAACAACTAGATAGTTGAGAACGAGGTGTTCCTGCATTGAATAACGTGGGTGTAGCATGTGTAAAAAATTTTTGTGACATTAATTCATATGTTTCTTTAACCAATTTTAGACACTCTTCTTTTGTATTATATTTATTAGAATATCCATGAATACCAATAGCAACACGCATCCACATGTGCTGAGGTCTTTCAACCACCTTGTCATTTATTTTAAATAGATATGCGCGTTCTAATGTTTTAAATCCAAAATAATCAATTAAATAATCTCTGTCATAATCAATCATATCATTTAGTTCTGATTCATGATCTTTTACAAAATTCCATAAATTATCAGAAACCAAAGGATAATTGTTTCCATGTACATCAATAAAATTATATAATTTATTAATTACATTTGAAAAACTAGAATCTGTATTTTTTTGATGATTAGATACTACAATTCTGGAAGAAAGAGTTGCGTAATCAGGGTGCTGTGTAGATAAAGAAGCACATTGTTCAGCGGCTAATTCATCAATTTTGGTTGTTGAAATTTTATCATGTAATTGATCAATAACCTTCATTACAAGTGCTTGATAGTTAATATGAATATTGGCTTCTGAACCAATATTTTTTATTCTATTTAATATTTTATCAAAAGCAATTTCCTCTAATTCGCCATTTCTTTTAGTAACACGCATAGTAGTAGATGAATCCATTTTATAATATAGTATATTAATTTAATTTTAAGTTAATATTATTAAAAATATAAGTAAGTTTTTTAATAATATTGAATAATAGTTTTTATAAAGATATATTATATGAATAGCACTTTTATCGGAAGCATTATATTTCTATTATTAATAATTATATTTGGTCTCTATTTAGCACCATTTATAAAGGTAGAAGGGTTTAGTGGTTTATATGAACTAACAACACCGGGTACATATCCTGTATCCGTGGATAAAGCAATTTTGAATGATTATCCACAAATTGGTAAAAACAAGGTTTCAAATGATAGTATCACTGACATATGGTGGTATTATCCTGTATTACCAGTCGGTAGATATGAACAAATTACTAACAATATTAAGTATTCAAAAAATCCCGATATTGGAACATGTACAAGATCAGAATTTTGTGGTGCGGTTTATCATGACAGAAAAAAAAATAAATCTAATATTATTTGTCCATTGCCACCAGCACAAGAAGGACCAGGGGCACGCGTAGGTTATTTTAGGACTGAGCCTAATGAGTTGTATTTTTCAATTCCAACAAATGAGAATATCTTATACTAAATAACTTATATATTTATATCTATATTTTGTAATTCTGCTATAATTGGTTTATCAATAACCAAACTATTTTGGTCTTGAGATTTTATTATTGTAATTTTACCACTTTCCTTATTAAATTGCAGAAGACATCCTCCTTTGGGTTTTGTCATTAGTTCAATAGTACTTTCTTTCTTTATTTTACGATTAGGAGCCCTATGTTCATAACCGTTTATTCTTTCTTTTGTAATTATATCCCAAATTTCTTGCAATTCTGCAATATTACTTTTAAACCAATGCCTATTTCTTTGAACTAACACACATGAATATTCTTCTAGTTTCCAATAGATATACTTCATATATGTATAATTATACGGTGCATTTTGATACAAATTCAATGTTTCTTCTTCCCATTTTTCTATTTCAGTTTGATTTTGTAAATTAAGTGGTTTGTAGCAATAAAAAGGTTTACCTTCTTTTGTATGGAAATATATAATTATTCCTTTGTACTTATTATCTGATGTTGTAACATAGTTTGTATTTATTGATTCATCTTGTTCATTTTTTATGGGAGAGTCAGTTTTGTAACTTTCGAAATCCAAATATTCTGTAAATCTGGTTTCCAAAAAGTCACATTCCTCTAGATCACATACTTCCATTTGTAACTGCATTTGTATCCAATATTCTTTTTTGGGTATTCCATCAATTTCTCTATTTACAATATTTTTTATTTCCAACATACGTCCATAACGAGATGAACTAATATCTACATTGATACCATCTGGTGATGCTCCAAGAAATAAATAATTGTCGTGACGAATACAACCAAAATCTTCTATTTTAGTATTGTACATATGTTCATAAATTTGTATAGAGAGTGGTTCATATTTTTGTCCCCAATGTAGTGTAGTATTTACATTTACCATTTTTTGTTCTAAATTTATTTCTTTTACATCAGTATCTTCGTCATCGTCATTGTCATCATTAATATATAAATTTGAATTAAGTGGTTGACATTTCTCATAAATTAACTGATTTTTTGTTAATTGACTTTCAAAACCTTTATATGCGTTAGATGCTGTGATAAGATTATGTCTGGATTCATACCATTCTTTTGTTCTCTGTAGTGGTTGCGGTTTTTGTCTAAGTACAATAAGTTGTTCAGTGATATAATCATAATCAGGCATTTCAAGAATACATGATGTTGGATGTGATCTAATCGGCATAAATTCTTTAAAAAAGTCTTTTTTTGCTTGTTCAATAATTTCATCCATTTCATCTTCTGCTTCTTCAGTATAAAATAAGTCAAAATCAAAATGTGAGTGCATTAATTCGTTAATATTTTCATCAAATATATCATCAAAATCAGGATCGGTTATTAATTTTGGATTATCAATAATTAATTCTCCCATCATATGAATACATGTTTCATATAATTCTAGCGACTCTTCATCATTAAAGAAACGCGGTTCATCCTCTGGTGTTATGGTGTCTAGTATATTTTCTAATTGAGGTAGATCATTAATTCTCATTATTTAGATATATATAATTATTTTTATATTAATAAAAAATATATAAATCAATTTTAAAATTTTTGAATATAGTTACTAATCGTCTTTATCTGAATCAGAATCAATATCTTTCGCAACAATATTTTTAATAGTTCCTCTAGTATTACTTTTTTTTGGCGCCAAACTTTTAATGGTAGATTGTCTTTTATCTAAATTTTTAAGTGTAAAATGTCCGGTTTGTTTTACAAAATGTAATGCTGGTACGTCCTTAATTTCTCCCAGATTTTTATCATAATTAACATCTTTAACCCTTTGTAATTTTTTTCTGTCTAAACAGTCTCTAAAGAAAAAAATTAATTTATTGTATTCATTCTCGTCTAAATTGTTGTCTTTTTTGTAATTATCAGCAAAAACTGTTAATTTTCTTATTTTTGCTGTTTTATCCAACTTACTCCAGGGTTCACTTGCGTTATTATTTTTTTCATTTTCTAAAAATTTATCTAAATTTGCTAAATCAGTAGATGATTTAGTTTCTGGCCATTGTACTCCATTAATAATCATTGTTTTGTATTTAAGTGTTTTAAGTTCATTGCATTCCGGTTGAGTTTCTTTGCTCATTTTATATATATATATGTAAAATAGAGTTTAATACATTTTTTTACATATATTACACCTTTTTTCATTTTGAAATCCGATTTACAATTCTATTTAGTTTATATATTTTAGATAACAAATGGTTTTAAACAATATGATAATGATAAATATTTATATTGATTTTATAATAAAGATTTTTTGTTAGTTTAAATAATGGAGGATAATATAGTTAAAAATATTGTACTTAATCCAGAACAAAATAAAAAAAATACTAAAAAAATAAATTGGGAAAGGGAAAAAAAATTTCGTGTTGAAACCAAAACATGGGGTTTAAATGAAGAACAACTAACACATGAAAAACAATTAACTATTATAAGACAAATATATGATGATATTGATAATCATGGTGCCGAAAATATAAATCAAGATAAAGATGATTATGTTTCCAAATTTATAAATCATGTAAAACAAAAATTGTACGGATATAGACATCAAGATATTATTAAAAAAAAGTTAGACGAATCAAAATTTGTTGACTTTATAGAGACTATTTCTCTATTAACTAACAGTAATTTAAAATGTCATTATTGTGCATGTGAAACATATATTTTATATGAACGTGTTCGTGAATTAAAACAATGGTCTTTAGATAGAATTAATAACGACATAGGTCATAATTCAGGAAATTTAGTTATTGCCTGTTTAGAATGCAATTTAAAACGAAGACGAACTAACAAAGATGCTTTTATGTTCACAAAAAATATGGTAATTATAAAAGGAGATAAATAAATTAAATAAATTAAATTAAATAATAAATTAATTTGTTAGTTTATTAATATATTATTTAAAAAAAATATATTATAATGTCTTCTTGGAAATGGAGTACTGGAGAACTATACTATAAAAGCGCTCGCCCTGAAAAAAAAAAAGAAGTTTTTGAATACGATACAAAACAAACTGCTATAAATCAATCTTTAGATGATTCATTATTTAATCAAGATGAAGATTTATTAAATATTACAAATTCTATATTCTCAAGAAATGCAAATCAGAGTATAACAAGACGCGAAGATTTAGATACTAAAATTGCTGATAGACAAATGGTGGCTCAAAGAGGTATAAATCCATTTTTAGGTCAGACAAGTTATGTTAATGATATAGTAACACGTGATATGTTTTTAAAACCAATAAATACAACTCAGGGCAAAACGAAAGAAAATTCTAGTGAAGAAACATCACAATAAAATAATAATAAATATTGAATTCTATAAATATTTGTTATTATTTGTTTTCTAAATACAAAACTAGGATTTAAATAGTTTTTACACACATGGTATTTAATAATCTATTGGCTAAATAAGCCAAAAATGTATTGAGTAAAACTAACAGAGAGTTGAGAACAAACATTGTATTTACTTTATTAAAATGCATAACCATAAAATAAGCAATAGAAATAAGGGTAAATACAAATAGTGCACCAAAAATAATAGACAAGGCATAAAAATAGAGACAGTACTCACGGGGGAGTGGGCCGAAATACTCATTCATAAAATTCGCCATAATATTATAAAGTTAGATTATTTTTTCATATTAAACAAAATAAAATAAAAAATTTTATTTAGCATAAATTATTTGCGTTAAAAACTACTTAAATAAATTTTAGGAAATTTTAAATAATGACCAGTACTTATACAACACAAAATGATCTATTATTAAGAAACTTATTAACTTTTTATAAAACCGATATAGATGGGGTTTACAATCCAGACAATAATTTAGATAAAATGTTAAGAATTATAACTGGAGATTCTAAAATTTCATTAAGGATTGTTGATTGGTTTGCTACTAATTATGCTAAAAAATATTATACATTATATGTTTTAGATCAAAATGGGTTTGAAAGACGATTTAAAGTATATGAAGATTACAAGTTAAAATTAAAAGCATATTCTAAAAAAAGATTTGATCCTTTTTGTAGATGGGAACGCATTAGTATACCTTACAAAGAGGGGAAATTTATTGAAACAACTATAGGACAATTAAACTTTTTTAAATGGGCTCTAGAAAACAAAGTTGTTGATTATATTGAAAAAAATTATGAAACCATTGAAAAAGATATGAATAATCGTAATAGTACATCTAAACGTAAAGAATTAATTGTTGATAATTCTAAAACTAGAAAGAAGCGGGAGGAATTGTCAATATCTGCTACTAAAAGCATTAAAAAGGAAAAGGTTGAAATTGTAGTGCAATTTAATTAAAATTTTTATCGTTTTAAATATTTTTATATTTAAAGATTTAAAAATATTTTTGAATGTAAAATAAATGGGTAATACACAATCTGTTAGAAAAATTAATTTTGAAGATGTACAAACAGTCATTAAAAATCCTGAACTTTATATACTTATTAATACGTTACCAAATACTGAACAACAATGTTTAATTGTTAATACTACAAGTATTGAACAAGAAGAATCTCTTATAAATATATATATGAAACAAAATAAAGATGTAAGAATTATTGTATATGGAAAAAATTGCAATGATGAAACTGTACATAAAAAATACAATCAATTAATTTCTATTGGCTTTTATAATGTTTTTATTTATCCTGGAGGGATATTTGAATGGTTAGTATTACAAGATATTTATGGTAATGAACTTTTCCCCACTACTAAAAAAGAACTTGATTTTTTAAAATACAAACCACCACAAATTTTAAATTTGTCATTATTAACGTATTAAGTCATATTCATCTTTAAATTCCTCTCCTATATTATGGTCATGCAAACAATCACCAAATAGTGAGTTTATGGCAATATTTGATAGTTCATCTGCTCTTTTGTTATGAGCACGATATATATGCGAGAATTGAATTGATTTAAAATTACTTGATAAATTATTTGCCTTATCATATAAACCATATAAATTTTCTGATTTACATTTATATATTTTATTCATATGATTTATTACTAATTGACTATCTCCTTCTACAGATAGATTATAAATATTCATTTCTAATGCTTTTTCTAGTCCTAAAATGAGACCAGAATATTCGGCATAATTATTTGTTATGTTTTTTCCTAGATATTGGCTTCCTCCCCATAATTCATCATTATCATGATAAATTACTGCACCACAACCTGCCTTACCTGGATTACCTTTACTACAACCATCAAATCTTAATACATAATCACAAATCGGATATATTTTGGCATGTACGTTTGCATGTCTAATTTTTGGAAACATTATAAATATGTTATTGTTTTAAAAGCATATTATATATTTAAATATATTTCAATTTATTTTATAATTATATATTAATAATGAATATTAACAGATTTCTAATATCATTATTTTCATTTTGTGTATATTTTTTTCATAGCATATATGCTGATACTGAATGTCCTATAGTTTCCACTTTGAATGACCGTAGAACTAACAAAAAATCATTACGTTTAGTTCAATATAATGTAGAATGGCTTTTTGTTGATTACTATAGTCCAATGGATTGTCCTGGCAATGGATGTACATGGCATTCAGTTTCAGAAGCAAATACTCATTTATCCTATGTGTCTAATGTTATTAAAAGTCTACAACCAGATATAATTAATTTATGTGAAGTAGAAGGGTGCGACGAATTAAATATGTTAGTTGATCAATTAGATAACTCTTATAAACCTTATTTAAAAAAAGGTACAGATACTGGAACCGGTCAAAATGTTGGTATGATAACACGTATTGATCCTTTAATAAATTTATATCGTAGTGAAGAAAAAGTAGCATATCCTATACCAGATTCTAAATGCGGATCTACAAGTGTAACAGGTACAACTGGTGTATCTAAACACTATATAACTGAATTTAATATAGACTCCACAAATATTGCTTTTATTGGAGCACATCTACTTGCTATTCCTACAGATCCTGCACGATGTGTACAAAGAGAAGCCCAAGCACAAGTGCTACAAAATATTGTTAGTTCATATATTCAAAAAGGATACGAAATTATATTGATTGGGGATCTAAATGATTATGATGGAGAAGTGTTAGATTTAAATTCTAATAAACCAACATCTAGAGTGTTAGATATTTTAAAAGGTTTAGATGGACAAAAAAAAGGTACATTCAATTTAACTAATATTGCATATAGAATAAATCAACCAGAAAGATATAGTGATTGGTGGGATTCAGATAATAATTGTGATACTAATTCTCAAAAAGACTTATCTATGATTGATCATGTGTTAGTTACTTCCAAAATAGACAAAAAAATAGTAAATACATACATTTATCATGGTTATAAAGAATATTGTGGAAAATGGAATTCTGATCATTGGCCCGTTGTAATTGATTTTGAATTTTAAACTTGTTAACATTTCAAATGCAGATTATTTAAAATAAAATTGATTTATATAAAATTATATAAAATTATATAAAATAACTTAAGTATAATTATTATGTTAAACAATAATATTTATTATACAATGAGAGGTATTTATGGAGTAAAAATATATACTTATATTAATGGAGAATGTACAATTTTATTTAAACAACAACTTAATACATTAATGACTAATGAAATGATTGAAGAAGTAAAAGCATTTTATGAAAATTTAGACGAAAATATTAAAAAAAATTTAAAATTTCAAATATATAGAAATTGTAAATCTATTGATGATGAAGAAAAATGTATGATTTGGTTGAAGATATCGCTTAACAATTTTATAACAGATTTCGGCGTTTAAAATGAAAAAAGTGTAAATAATGATTACTAAGGGTTAATAAGAATAAATTAATTTTTATCGTATTCAGCATGATGTTTCTTTATAATAATATTTCTAACTAATACCCTATAATCTCTTAAAATTGTGAGTTGTTCAACATAATTAAATAAACCATTCACTGATTTATTATAAATATCAACTAATTCATCCATAGATTTATTTTGTAATGTTATTTCATCTTCAATATGTATATAAATACTAGACAGTTTTTCTAATATTTTTTTTTGCTTAGCATATTTTCTGACTTCATTTATTATATGAAGTTGTGTTTTTTCAATTATATATTTAGTTTTGTTTGGCATATTTGTTAATGTTAGTATGCTTGATTTTATTTAAATCAATTTTATTATAAATAATCAGCATTTGAAATGTACAAAGGTGAAATATTTTATTAAATATAGTTACAAATAACCGTTACAAATTCATTTTTATCATTTTTTATAATTTGAAACGGTTTCCCACAACCAAAAATTAAACTTTTTTCAATATAAAAATCACATAGTTCTTTAGAAGAATGTGGATCTATTTGATTTCCATTGCTTTTTAATATCCCATGACGAAAAATACAACAATTAAGTTTTTCAATTAAAACTGGATATTTACAATGCGGACATTCTACAATCAAATCATAATTTGATTCATTTTTCATAAATGAAATGTTATTTTATTTTTAATATAATATAAATAAATGAAAATATTATATTATAATTTTATTAAGTTTTTATTACTATTTTTATTAATATTAATTTTGGTATTCATATTTAGGACATTAAACGAATCTCCTATTTATAATGAAAAATTAAAAATATTATACGAAGATGATTATATAATAGTTATAGACAAACCCAGCGACATTGCTGTACATGGAGCCTTAAAATATAAAGGACCCACTATTGTTGATACATTGAATGCCAATGGATATAAACTTTACAAAAATGGAGTCGTCCATAGATTAGATGTAGGTACAAGTGGAGTAATGGTATTAGCCAAGAATGAAGATGCATATAATAGTTTAAAATATCAGTTTAAAAATCATACTGTAAAAAAAATATATAATGCATTAGTTCAAGGAAAACTAGAAGAGCCAGACGGAACTATTAATTTGCCAATTGGGATTATTAATAAGGAAGATAATATTTATGCTGTGGTTGAAAATGGTAAACCAAGTATTACAAATTACAAAACTATTAAAGTTTTTAATGGACTTGGTATTTTGTCTAATGTTTCATTACTTGAAGTCCAGATTGAAACTGGTCGTACTCATCAAATTCGTGTACACTTTTCTCATATGAATCATCCATTAATAGGTGATACAAAATATGGTTCAGACACAATATTTGATGAAGTTATTGGTGTAAAGCATCAATGGTTGAATGCTAAATATTTGGAATTTAACCATCCTTTGACAGGAGAAAAAATATTTTTTTATTCAGATTATCCAAAAGATCTTAAAAATTCTATTTCATTACTATCACAAAATAACATATAATTTCATCAAAAGAATGTTAGTTTAGTTGTAAATAAATCCATTAATTTGATTTACCCAATCTTCAAACACATGTTGGTTTGTATATATATCAACATTTCCATCTAGTATTAATTTTTGTACTCTTACTCCTGTAACTGGATTGAGAAATTCTTCATGATATTTGTGGCAGTCATTTAGATATGATAGTGCAATAACTTCTTCTCCAATGCGAGATCTACTGTGGATTCTTTGATAGCATATTTCTGGATCTGTTTTTACGTAAATTGCTTTGGTTACAGGATAATCTTTCGCAAACTCATCAAACCAATTTAAGTATATTTGATAACAGACATCTTCAATTTTGCATTGATCATGTAACATTTTAGCGAACACATGTTTGTCAGTATAGAGACTTCGTTCAGTTATTATAATCACTTTGTTTGTCCCTGTATTATTTTTTAGAGCGTCTCTGATAATTTTCAATCTAGAAATGTAGGCCATCATCTGAAACGGAAATGAGTATTTTTCTTGATTTTCATAAAATTTTTTAAGCATAGAATCTCCTTTTGAATCTTTTATTTGTTCCCATTCATCTACAGGTTCGCGTAAGAATATTACGTCCGCTTTATCTTCAAATAGACCCTTTAACTTATTCAGTAATGTACTCTTTCCACCGCCAATATTTCCCTCAATAGAAACAATCTCAAAATTAGTATTGGATGCCATCGTGTAATATGTATATGGACAATTTTTATATCCTATTTTTTATTTCAATTTTAAAATAAAATTGAATTATTAAACTACATAAAGATATGAATATATACTATCATATACGCCACAAAATGGATCTTAAACAAAGAAAACTATCTAAGGCTGAATGGGATTCTATTGAAATTCCCGTTTCAAAAACCGAACAAGAGATTTTAACGCTTATTACAGCAGGTTATAGTAATGTAAATATTAAGATTAATAAGACAGATTCTCTCTTTACTTTCTTAAAGATAGAATATACCCCACAAATTGAAGAATTCTTGTACAGCAAATATTTTGCGGATAAAATAAAAAAATTAGTAGAAGAATACAGTATATCATTTATCCGATTTTGCCCAGATCCTGAAAATAAACCGAAGCATCGCGGTTCAGTTGCAGCGCCCTCTTCAGAACAAGTATGTTATATTAACGTAGCAACTATTGTTAAATTGAAGAGCACAGATCAAGCGCGTTTATCTAGATTAGATTCTATAAGCAATACAGGTTCCATTTACGAACATATTCTTTGCGACCATTTAGAAAAAATGGTTACTTACAAAGGTAATAATAATAATATGTGGATGTATCAGTATTACACTTTGAATCGCCTGTTACAAAATAACATTGAAAAGTTGAACAAATTTGTTAAAAAGATATGCAAGGCATTTATTGATAATTACGAAAAAGATATCAATTTGCTGTTCATTCTTCAAAATTCAGTAGATTATATTGAGCGAAACGAGAATCTATTGAAGTACAGCGATCTCTATTTATATGATCATCAGAAAGAGATATTCACAGTTACGAAGGATATTGAACCGAAATTAATATTATATATTGCTCCAACAGGAACTGGAAAAACATTGTCACCTCTTGGGCTTTCAGAAAGTCACAAAGTTATATTTGTGTGTGCTGCAAGACATGTTGGTTTGGCATTAGCACGTTCTGCTATATCTATCCATAAAAGAATAGCATTTGCTTTTGGTTGTTCAAGTGCAGAAGATGTTCGTTTACATTACTTTGCTGCAAAAGAATATACAACGAACAAACGGACTGGTCAAATTAAAAAAGTTGATAATACAATTGGTGACAAAGTAGAAATTATTATTTGCGATATACGTTCTTACTTGCCAGCAATGTACTACATGTTAGCATTTAACAAGTCTACGGATATTATAACGTATTGGGATGAGCCAACAATAACATTGGATTATGAAGAACATGAACTGCACAAGGTAATTAAAAAAAATTGGAAAGAAAATGTTATTCCAAACTTTGTACTATCTTCAGCCACATTACCGAAAATGGTTGAGTTGTCTCATACAATAAATGATTTTATGGAAAAATTTCCTAATGGTAAAGTATGTAATATTGTCAGTCATGATTGTCGCAAGACGATACCATTGATTGATAACAACGGTTATGTAGTAATGCCACATTATATTAGTGATAATTATCCCAAAGTTTTGCAAGTAGTGGAACATTGTGAGCAAAATCTAACGCTATTGCGATATTTTGATCTTAATGAAGCATCAAAGTTCATCTTCTACATTGAAACGAACAATTATTGTAATAGTCGCTCAAGATTTTCAAGAAATTTTGCCTGTGTAGATGATGTAGATATGAAGAATATAAAATTACATTATTTACGCGTTCTAAAAGGCATTATTCCGAGTTCATGGAGCGCTATTTATAGTTATATGATGCTACAAAGAACAAAAAAGATTACATTCAACAATACAGTTGACTGTAAAGGAAATAAAATTACTCGTACAACTAGTGTAGGTTCATCATCTAATTCGCTAGCAGGTAAGCAACTAACAAGATTATCCAGCGAGCAAATGCCAAATTCAACTACTGTAGAACCAACTGGTGCTGCGGGTGTATATGTAACAACTAAAGACGCGTATACATTAACTGATGGACCTACAATATTCTTGGCAAATGATCTAGAAAAAATTGCCAAGTTCTGCATTCAACAATCCAATATTCCTGCAAGCGTAATGAAAGACATTACAACAAAGATTGAATTCAATAATCAAATTAATGAGAAAATAGAAGAAATTGAATCTGCTTTAGAGTTGGAAGAAGAGAAAATGGCTTCAAAATTAGGAGGATCCAGCAATGATAACTCCAAAGAGGCTAGAGGACTAAAAAGTAAAAAAGATGGTAAAAATAAGGCTAAAATTGCTAATAATTTAGTCAATAAAACGGAAGACGCAAGGATTCAAAGAATGAGAGAAGAAGTAGGTACATTGAAAGGTATGATAAAACGTGCATCCCTGGATGATCTATTTGTTCCAAATAAATTGGTGCATTTAAAAAAATGGGCTGATAATATTCATTCAGGAAAATCATTTACAAGTGATATTGATGATGATACTATTGTCGCAATCATGTCACTTAAAGATGTAGATGATAGTTGGAAAGTTTTACTGCTATTAGGTATAGGAGTATTTACTGAACACAAAAGCAGCGCATACACTGAGATTATGAAAAAATTAGCAGATACACAAAAGTTATATCTTATTATCGCTGATAGTGATTATATTTACGGAACTAATTATCAATTCTGTCATGGATATCTCAGCAAAGATTTAGTATTGACTCAAGAAAAAATTATACAAGCACTAGGACGTATTGGACGCAATAATATTCAACAAGAATACAGTGCACGTTTCAGGGATGATTCTCAAATTGCGATGCTATTTACTAAATTCGCATATGAAGATAAGCCAGAGGTTATTAACATGAATCAATTGTTCAATAGTAAAAATATTAAATGGAATGGAACTAATTATGAATTAGTCAATGACGAACTAACAGAAGAGGAATCAATAAATGAGGATGAAGATGAAAATGATGACGAAGATGATGAAGATCTAGACGAAGAGGACTAAAAATATTTGTACCATTTATTGAATATTAAATATAAAATATGTAAAATATATATATATATGAAAAATAGTACATACATATATTTAAAATTTTTAATTATTATTATAATTTTTGTAATTTTTTATTTTTTATTCAAAAAAAGAATAGATATTAACATTATGTTTTTGTTTTATGATATTTATTCATTATTTGGTCTGTATTGGATATTTGAGCCACAATATTGTTCCAATATGAAGTATGGTTTTACCCCAGTAATGCCGTTAGATTATTATGCAGACTTTAATAAAGCAATTTTTAAAAGAATTCCTACAGGTAATAATGAAATAAATAGTGAACAAATTATAAATATTTGTGACAGAAATTTAAAATGGTTACAAAAATATGGAAGAATCTGTGATAATCCAAAACAAGTAGATATTATTTATGTTAATGATCCTAATTTTAGGCAAAAAGCATTATACTATGTAAAACATGATTATCCATTTGTTATGCGTGGTGTTGATTTAAAATGTTTTACAACAATGAGAATTGATAATATTATGAAAATAGCCGGAGACAATAAGGTATATATGAGTCCAAATGGAGAAGAAACTTGTCCCGATAATATTTTTACGGAATTAAAAAACATATTTCATAACAAATGTTATATAACTAATTCAACAAATTTGTTTTATTACTACAAAGATTTATTACCTGATTCTGATATGGATATTATAAAAAAGATAATTGATGGATATATGGTAAATGACAGTAAACAACTATTTCTAGGAGTTGTTAAAGGTTCAGGTACTCCTTTGCATGCTGCTTATACAAATAATTTTTATTTAATGATACAGGGACAAAAAAAGTGGACTTTTTTTAATCCAAATCAATTGGCACTATTGTATCCAAATTTTCAAAAAAAAGGGATTTATATGGCTTCCCAAAGTAGATTATTAAATATGGATACAGACACTTTAAATAACTTTCCTTTAATAAAATATGCCGAAAGATATGAAGTAGAATTAGAAGAAAGAGACATATTATATAATCCTATGTCATGGTTTCATTGTGTTTATAATAAAACTAAAATATCAGTTGCTTGTTCAACTAGATGGTCAAATATTTTTGATATTCCAGATACTCGTATGTTACGTTATGGTAATATGGTTAATCCAGAATTAAGAGATTATGTGAAGGATATATACATAAATACTGGGGTACTAGGTATATCACAAATTGATGAACATAAACACATGATTGGAGAAAATAATCCAGATGCTATACCATATTGGGATAAATATACAAATGATTCTCATAAATTATGTCAAGATACAGATTGTTCAGTAAACTGGCATAAAACATAAATACTTTTCACATTTTATATTTGAAACGCAGATAATAGTTTATATTGTAATATAATTTATAAATATAAATATAAATATAAATATTAATAGTAATATTTATATTATATGGTAATTTATACCAATTATGATGTTTTTGGAATAAGAATATATAGTTATACCAATGAAAATATTTGTTACACATTATTTGAACAAAAATATGATGCAATTATTACATATGAACAATCGAAAGAAGCATATTTATTCTACAAAGGTTTGAAGGATAAAAGTAAAATATTTTTTAAAGTTTATACTGAATGTAGTAGCCCATATTATAATCATAATAAAGGAAAATTTATGATGTGGTACCCAATGTCGTTAAATCTATTTTTAGAAAAAGTTGGTCTTCATATTGATATACCATGCAATGATATAAGTTACCCTATACATATTCATCTAAAAAAAATATAATATAATTAAAAACTATATAATACAGAGCAAATAATTTAATAATGTATAATAGAACCTCATAATTATTTTTAAAATTATACGCTTTAATTAACAAAGCAAATGACGCTACTATTGCAGGCGATAATATACTCATAAGTAAGAATCTATTTTTTTTTGAAAGATTTAAATAATTAGCAATTATTAATGAAAATACATTCATAAGACCTAGTGCTATAGGTGCTAGAAATGTATAGTACTTATAACTGAAATTATACATTTTTTTTTCAAAGTTTGATACTATAAAAAAATAAGGAAAAAACACAAAAAATGAAGAACCTATAACAAATGCTCTCAAGTATTGATTAATCATATATTTATAATTTATTTTATTTTATTTTGTTTTGTTTCTCATATTTTCAATCAAATCGTCTAACCCCTTATCAAAATTCGTATTAATAGTCCAGCCTAAATCCTTTACTTTTTGATTACTAATATAATATCGTTTATCATTAAAAGGACGATCTTCTATATAAGTTATCCATTTATTATAATCATCTGATTGTTGTATTTTATTAATTAAAATATGGGCAACCTGGGTAACTGTATACTCATGATGATCATCACTTCCAATATTATAAATTTCCCCTATTTTTCCATTTTCTAAAACTAATTTTAACGCACTACAAACATCATTTACATGTAAAAATGCTCTTACATTTGAACCATCTCCTTGTATTGTTACTGGTTTTTCATCTAATAACTGTTGAATAAATCTAGGTACCAATTTTTCAGGATATTGGTTTGGACCATAGACATTATTGCCTCTTGTAATTATTATCGGCATTTTAAAAGAATGGTAATAAGATTTGGCTATTAATTCAGCAGCCGCCTTTGTAGCAGCATATGGATTCGTTGGACATAATACTGAACCTTCATGTTTCTTTTCCTCATTCTCTGACAACATAGATTCACCATAAACTTCATCAGTAGAAATATGAATAAACTTTTGTATATTACCATACTTACGACATGCTTCTAATAAAGTATGTGTACCTACCACATTATCATTAGTATATTGAAGAGCATTATCAAATGAATTTTGAACGTGCGATTGTGCCGCAAAATGAATAACTGTATCTATTTTGTAAATATCTAGTATATTAGATATCAAGTCAAAAGAACACAAATTTCCTTTTACTAAATGATAACGGCCTGATTCTCTTACATCTGTATTTATATTGTTTTCAGACGCACAATAATACATTGCATCTAAATTAACTATATGTACATCTTGATTTTCCTTAAAATAGTAATTAACAAAATTAGAACCTATAAAACCACAACAACCAGTAACTAATAATTTCATTATATTATATGTAAATAAAATTATTAGTTTTATTACAACGTATCGTTTATATTTAACAATTATTTTTTCTGTCTCTCATCTTGTATAAAATATTTCGCACAGAATCATGAATTGAATTTACTTTTTTAGTTGTCTCTAACGTAGTAGTATCAAGATAATTATTTGATCTTTTAGAAGATAATATCTGATTCTGTTCATCTATGGTAAAATTTTCCCATGTAAAATCATTATCTACTATTTCTCTGTACATCTCTAATATCTCATTATGACTAATTACACCTGGATTCGTCAAGTTTATAGTACCTGTTCTACGTTCTAGAGCATAATCTATCATAATGGGAAGCAATTCGTCTAAAACTGTCATTGAATTTGGTATTGAACATATCTTTTTGTATTTTAGTATTTTTGATATAAAATTTCTTGAATTGAATTCATCCGTTATAGGCATACGAATTCTTATATTTAATACGTCTTTATTGTAGATATCATGCATTAATCTATCTGTAAAACCTTTCACTGTAGAATAAGATGAACCAAAAAAATTTGGAAGATCTTCTTCTGTAAACCCTATATCTGTCCAACAAGGATGAGAATTATCATAATCAAATATACAACCTGTACCCATATATGTGAAATGAATACCTTTTGATTTACATATATCGGCTAAATTTACAGGTGAATACAAATTATCCCGTATATTTTCAACCAATTTTCCTGGTTTTTCTAAGTAATCTATTGTTGTTATTTCTTCGCCATCATATATTCCATGTGTTCTTCCGATAAAACTCATAATATGTGTCGGTTCTACTCTATCTATTTCTTCTTCTACATTTTTACGATTACATGCACGACTTTGCGCTTTTTCTACTTTAATATTCATATCAACTAACATTTGATATACCTTTGAACCAATCCAACCGTTTCCACCAAATATTAAAAAATATGGTACACGAGTCATAATATATTATTTATTATTTTTTTAAATATTTACCTAATAATAATATTTTATTCTAATAATGACTTTTAATGTTATATTATTTACACATTTGAATATTTAACAGTGTAATAATTTATCATAAAATATTTTTATTGCTTCTCTTCTTTGCATTTTTGTTGCTGTTGGATTATTTCTTATAAATTCTCCATATGATATTAACTTTTGTACAGGCATCAATTTTAGTTTATAATGTTTATTTATCGTTTTTTCAGATAACAAATTTGACTCTGAACAACTTCTAACTAGCATTCTTATATACAGTTATAATATTTATTTAATTATTTTATATAAATATTATGAATATGGGGTTAAAATGTAAAGATTTTAAAAAATTTAATTAAAAATTAAAAAATATAAAAAACGATGACACGATATCCAATAACAAAACGTTTAATTGGAATATGCTAAACCACCCATACCGGACATAATTCTCAAAACGTTGTAATTGGTGGCATAAACACGGACCTTAGCAGTCTTGGTACCCTCAACGGTAGGATTGGAGAGGACAAGTTGTAAAGTAGCGTTATCAATACGAGAGAAGTTGCATGTACCAGAAGGTTGGTGTTCCTCAGGTCGGAGAGCAAAGGAGTAGACGTTAATACCTTCATCAGGGTTTCTGGTGTGTGATTGGTAAGGTTGGACCCAAGAGAAGTAAGAACCTTCTCGCTCAGAGAAGCGATCTTGTCCGTTCAATTGGAGTTTAGCAGTAACAACAGGGTTTAAGCCCCAGCAGTGCATGTCCAAAGAGGTTTCGCAAAGAACGAATGTACCAGCATCAGAAACAGTGGATCCATCAGTGTGTCCAGCAGCAGCCAAATCTCTCAATTGGGCAAGAATGAGAGGATCAAGAGTGGAGACAGCAGGAGATTCAGGGATGGTAGGTCCACCAAAGTTGACTTCATTGTAAGGATTTTGGGGTCCATGCCAGTATCCAGTGAAACCAGCAGGGATCTCATAATCAAGAGCACCAGCATCTTGGAAGAGACCACGAGCATCAATGTATGAACGAGAGTCAGCAGCAAGAGATGTGGGACCTCCGAAAGCATGGATAGCGTTGGGAAGAGCATCAATAGCATCAGTGTAGTTAAATGGTTGAGCACCAAGAACCTTGAAGAGAAGAGCATCACAAACAAGGGATGAGCAATAATCAACGTTTTGATCAGGTTGTACAACCCAAACCAACTCCTTAACAGGGTGGTTGAAGTTGAGTTTGATCTTGTTACTGGAAGAACCAACAGATTCATCACCAGTGAATTGGAGTTGTTGAATCAAATACTCATGAGGATTTTGGGCAAATCTTCGGCGTTCATCAGTATCTAAAAAGACGTAATCAACGTACAAAGAAGCAGCAACCAAAGATTGATTGTAGGCAATAGCAGCAGGGACAGGTCGGCCAGGTGCGAATTGGTTAGCAGTGTAACCAGGGACAGCAGGGCGTTGAGGTCCTCCAGGGCCCTTATCAACCAAAAATCCAGTAGCATTGTTAGCATAGTCATTGTTGTTACATGAGAGAGTTGTCACAGCCCACAAGCACTCATCAATGGGACGAATATCAAGGTTGATCTTGACTTCGTGGTATTGAAGAGCAATCAAAGGAAGGGCAAGACCAGGATTGGTACAGAACCAAAATTGAAGAGGAATGTACAATGTGGTCTCAGGAAGAGCGTTACGGGGAGCGCAAACTTGACGGGGGGCCAAGGAGTCGCAAGGTCCATCAACTTCAGAGAAGGAAGGATCAGTAATGAAGGTAAGTTGGGTAACGTTACCAACCATCTTGAAATAACCGCGAGTTTGCTCAGCAGTCATTGTGAGTTGATTCCAGATGTGCATCCAGTCACCATATTGACGATCAATTCTTTGACCTCCAATTTCAACCTCAACTTGAGCAATAATTTGCTCACCAGGGTAATCTAACCAACGGGCATAGACACCAGATCCAATGCCAGCAGCAAAGGATGCGATACCCATAAGTTGGTTGATCTCAGGAAGAGTGACTTGTAAATAGGTTCTGTAAGCCAAGTCACCGTTTCTGCTAATAACACATTGAACACGTCTTCCGAAATCGGCTTGACCATTAAATGTTTGTTCAATAGATTCAATAGCAAAGTTTGTATATCTTCTGTAAGTTACTTTCCAAAAAGTAATTTGTGGGTTTCCAGTCAAGTACACGTCTTGTGCACCATAAGCTACGAGTTGCATTAATCCGCCTCCCATTTTATACATTCCACTAAGAAAAAAAATTTCCTAAAATTAAATTAATTAAATTAAACAACTTAATTATTTTAACTACATAATTACGAAAGTATTTTATTTATATCCATACTTTCCTTCATAAATATGCTTAAATATGACTCATCAAATATTTCTTTTTTTCCTTCATGGTTTTTTGTAAAAATATATGAATCATTGCGTTTTTTTATTGACCAACCATTATCTAAAGCATTGTATAAAAATATCATTTTTTGGAATTTTATTCTATCTATTTCTAGACTTGAATTTGTTAGTTGTTTATCATTCAAATTTATTTTTATATCCATTTTACTAAATTTATATGTTATTCTTTATTTTTGCTTTAAACTAAAGAATATTTTTTATAACTATTAGATTATTACTATTAAACTGTGACCTAAACAACTTAATACATGGATTAATGTATGATATAATTGCGAACTATACATATTTTCATGAAAGCAATATGAATTTGTTAAATAACCATAATAATATAAAAATATCGTACCTAAAAATGTTAGTATAATTATTAATAAAAATATTAATTCTCTTATGTTTTTAAATTTAAATGAATTTTTATATAATACATAACCCCCATACATCACAATTAAACCAGCAACTATTTGATCTACTATTTTAATAAAACTGTTTTTTGATGAATGGTACAATAAAGATGTTATTGTTAATAGTGAAAACAGAAAAGAATATAAATAATAATTGTATATATAACATATAACACTATTTGCTATAAATATAAAACTAGAGTAAAAATTAATATTCAAATTATTATCATTTGACATTTGTCTTATATAATTATTATATATCATCATTTTAAATATTTTATAATGCAATAAAAATTAGTATTATATATTTCATTAAAATACTAATTAAATATTTCTGTAAAATATATATACTAATAACTAATGCCATCTTTTAAACCCAAGGCTAATAAAAAAATAAGAATTTGCAGAAAATATACTGCTACTTTGGATGGTAAGCACAAAGAATACATAAATGAATTTGCCAAAGATGAGTTTGATACAATACCAAAATTAAAAGAAGAAAAATATGATTTGAAAGAACAATTGAAAAATACAAATTTACAAATTGAACAAATCATGGAAATTAAAGATAGAATAAAAGAAATTAATGAGACTATAGTGGAGTTAAAAAATAAAAAACATAATTATTTTTTGGACAATTCTAAATATATATTTGAATATTTTGAAAACAAAAAAAATATAAATAATATTGATGAAAGTACCAAGCCAATTACTAACAAAAATCAAGTACTCTTCAATATTTTTAAGGTACAACAACAACAACAAACCGAAACTCAAAATAGTACTGAAACTATTAATAAAAATATTGTTCAAAAATATTTAAGTAATATTGATGAAACTTTTCTGGATATGAACTCATTTGTTAGATCAACTGACGTATGTCAAACTTGTTTTAAAGGGGAAATGATACCTTTAGATGATGAAGGAGTGCTTATATGCAACGTTTGTGCAATTAGCATACCTTATTTAATTGAAAATGAAAAACCTAGTTATAAAGAACCTCCTAAAGAGGTATGTTTTTATGCTTACAAAAAAATAAATCATTTTAAGGAAATTTTAGCCCAATTCCAAGGTAAAGAAACAACTCAAATACCTGAAGATGTAATTGAACAAATCCAACAACAAATTAAAAAAGAGAGAATTGGATTAGAACAACTAACACATCATAAAACTAAAGAAATATTAAAAAAACTTGGATTTAATAAATATTATGAACATATTGCATTTATTAAAAATAAATTAGGTATAAAACCTCCTGTATTTAGTCCCGAACTTGAGGAAATATTGTGTAATCTGTTTATGGAAATACAAGCACCATATGCTAAGGTATGTCCCGATTACCGTGTTAATTTTTTAAATTACTATTATGTACTCTATAAATTTTTAGAATTATTAGAAGAAACACAATATTTATATGAAATACCTCTTCTAAAAGATAGAGAAAAACTAATTGAACAAGACGAAATATGGAAAAAAATATGTATTAATCTTGATTGGGAATTTATACCAACAGTTTAAGGATTAATTTTTGGTTTGTCTAATAACATTCATATACTCCTGATATTCTTCCTTAGAAAGATCTGGTTTAAAGGGATCTTCTGACACTATGAATCCATCTCCTCCTTTTTTTACCTTTTTTGATGTCTTTGTTTTTCTCGCTTTTTTAGTCTTTTTTGATTTCTTTGCCTTCTTTGCCTTTTTTGATTTCTTTGCCTTTTTTGATTTCTTTGCCTTTTTTGATTTCTTTACTTTTTTTGTACTTTTTAAACCATGACCTATATTTGCTGAATTATTACTACTAAAGCCTGAAAAACTATCCATATGAATTATTTCACTTGTGTTGCTTGGAATTGACATACTATCTTCTTCACCTACTGTTGTACCCGAATGTTCATCTAATTCATTTAAAATATCCTCTAATGATAAATTGGGTTTAAAATGAAACCCGGATTGTAAAGTGTTTAACCATAATTCAAAATTTGGATTTCGTTTATAATATTTGTTGTAATAACGATGAATCACAGCATCAGTTGTATCTTTATCTCTCTCAGCAAGAAAAGCATGTATCCTATGAGTAAATTCATTTTTTGTTAAAATATCTCCACCTTTAAACGCAGTTAAATTTGAATTTTGTGACATAATATATATTAAGAATAAAATATATTATGATTTAAATTTTATCATTTTAATAATGCTTTAAAGACCTCCTGGGAATCCAACTAAATTAGCACCAATACCAAAACCGGCTCCTGAACGAGCAGTTACACCCATTGAAGGAATATATGTATCTAAAATAGCAAAAGTAGCCGCAGCAGTTAATGCAATTAATGCAATTTCTTCAAGATTTAATGATCTCTTTGGAATAGCAAAAGCAGCAATAGCAACCATCAAACCCTCAATTAAGTATTTAATAATACGCTTAATTAATTCGGTAATATCGAACATACTTCCCATGTTTATATAAATAAAAAAGAAAAAAATATTAATTTAATGAATTAAAACTTAAAACCAATAATATATTAATTTATATAATGAGTAGCCGAAATAACTCAAAAAAAGTTTTTGAGAAGAAATTGAAAAAGGATGGAACTAATAATCCTAAATATGTTGATCTATTAGAAGTTGATAAACCTATTGCTGGACAAATTTTTGGATGTTTTTCATTTATTTCACCTGACAAGGTACTGAAGCAAAAAGAGATGTTTTTCTTTGAGGAATTTTTGAAAAAATGGGAGATTAATAAATCTATGGAAAAATTTCATCAATTTCTTAACTTTGTTTCATTCAAATATAAGATTAATTTTGAAGACATTATTAAAGATTTTGAGGGGTTTGTTAAAGAGGAACGTGAGGCCATTATTAAATCTTCTATTGAAGATGACTATAAAACATTTATAGACAAAGAAGAGGAAGAGTTAGAGAAACAATTTAATCTTAAACATAATTTTCAAACATCAGTACGAGGATTCAAATCTAGAGGTCATTTTGCTTCACAAGAAGAGGCTGAGTTACGCGCTAAATTGCTTAGAGAAGTTGACCCTAATTTTGATGTTTTTGTTGGACCCGTTGGTACTTGGTTGCCATGGGAACCAGAAGCATATAAGACTGGACGTGTTGAATATCTTGAAGAAGAACTTAATCAATTGGTACAAGAGAAAAATAAAAATGAATCCGCGGCAAAAACAGCATTTGAACAACGAGTTAAAGAGACCAAACAAAAGGCTATTGATGAAAATAAAAAGAATGCTGAAAAACATGGAAATGTTGTTACACAAGATATTGATGAAGAAGGTAATTTGATTGGTGTTGGTACATCCAGTCAAGAAAATACTTTCAGCACAAAGGATCCTGAATCTATTTCAGTTGCAGACATTCGTAATGAATTATTTGATGGAGATAATATTGTAACTGGAAAGACGGACTATGGACAATCTCAGTTGAAATCAGGTCCATTTGCTAAACAAAACCAAAAGTAAAACAAAGTGATTATTATAAATTGTGTGTAAAATGTTGAAATGATAAAACGTAAAAAAAAAATTGATTTAAATATATTCTTACTTAATATGTTTAAATATACTAACGACAATGGAAATTATCTCTGAAAATATGATCGCTAAACATAACATCGCTGAAAATATTATGAATGAAGGAGAACCACAAAGTGGTGATGTCTTATCTCAAAATATGCCAGTTGTACCACAAGAAGCCGAAGGTGAGTACTCTCAAATACCTCCATTACCTCCAACAGACAAATTTGTACCAGGTAAATTTGAATATATAGAATCTTCTCATGAACGAGAAATGTTAGCAAACGCTTTTCAAGCAATTTCTTTGACAGAGACATGGGGCTTTGTCAAAAAAGATATAGAAAGTTTCATGTGGTCGGATGATCCAACTATTTGGGTCATATCAAACAAAATGTCTGATTTAGGTTATAATGGTCACAGTGGATTTTCGTTCGGACACACTATGAGAGTTATGCAGCATATTGCTAAGTATGGAGAAGAAAGTTACATGAAACTTGTTTTAAAACGATAGTAAATACCATATTACGAATCTTTACTGGGTATTAATGCAGCATCTCCTGTACCATTATTAAATTTATCATTATATTTGTCATTATTCTTTTTAAAATTACTATAATTATTTAATTGTTTTTTCTCAGTGTCATTTTTTATTGTGTCATTTTTTTCAATAACTTTTATAGTTGGAATGATTGGTAATGTAGGTATTATTGGAGATATTATATTGGTTGACAATATGTCTTTTGGTTTTGGTTTGTATAATTCAATAACTTGATTAACTAACTCACTACGTTGTATATCATTATTATTCAATTCAATTAACATTATATTTTTTAAATTTTTATGAATTTTGTATTTATTTATTAAATCTTTTAACCCATTATTTTCAAATTTATCGCTTTGTTCTAAATCCCCTGTAATTACCATACGACTGTTTGTACCTATTCGCGTTAAAAGCATATACATTTGATTAGGACTACTGTTTTGCATTTCATCAGCAATTATAAATGAATTTTTAAAAGTTCGGCCACGCATAAATCCTAATGGAGATATCTCTATTTGACCATTCAAAATCATATTATTTACTTGTGTTTTGGAATAATATTCTTCAAATATATCTAAGATTGGTCTTGTCCATGGATCCATTTTTTTTACCATTGAACCAGGCAAAAACCCTATATCTTCCTCTACAGGAACCACTGGTCGTGTAATTATGATCTTATCTATTTTATTTTCTTTAAAATAACTTACTGCATGATTACATGCCATTAATGTTTTACCCGTACCGGCCGGTCCAACAACAATAGTTATACTATCTTCTTTGGTATTTAAAGCATTTACGTAGTCCTTTTGATTTGGTGTCTTTGGCAAATATAAACCACTTAATTTATTTACGTTTGAATCTTTTTTCATTAATAAACTAAATTTTTTTAAACCTAATAATCGTATCTTTGTATAAGAAAACAAACTTGAGGCAAATATTAATGACAATGTTAAACACCTAAAAACAATCATTATTATAATTATATAATTATATAATTTGTCTATATATAATTATCGCTTAATATATATTTACCATTTACTTTTACGTACTGCTATTTTTGGACCCTGACCTCGTTTTTTAACATTGTTTGGGTCATATTGTTCACCATCATCGTCATCGTCATTAATTTGTTTAGATAATTCCCAAAATTCTTTTGAGCCTAACCTGAAATCGTTATGAGCATCAGCCTTATACCAAAAAACCTGATCTTGTAATTTATTAGATTTTGCATTATTATTTATAACAAGACATTCATAATTTTCTGTACATTGATCCATTACTTGGCAAAATGATTCAAATGTTGGAAACATACCAGCATAATTATCATAAATACGTTTTCTATTAGCAATATATGGTTCTCTTAAAACAAAAACATAATCTATGTTAGTTCGGAGTGTTGGTGGAATACCTAATGGATATTGCATAGTTATTACTAACATTACTTTCCAATGACGTCCATTCATAAACAACAAACGCATCATTTTATCTCTAGACCATGTATTATCATATAAACAATCATCAAGGATTACAAATGTACGTGGATCTATTGTTGAACGCTTGAATTGTTCCATTTCTTTTTTTATTTGTTTCAAAACCTGTCTCTGTCTTTTTAAAATATTTTCTACTATTGCAGTGTTATATTCATTATGAATAAATAATTTAGGAACTAATTTTCCATAAAACCCGTTTCCTTCTTCTGTACCAGAAATAACTGTTCCAATTGGTATATCTTGATGATAATATAATAGATCTCTAACTAAAAAAGATTTACCTGTATCACGACGTCCTATTAAAACAACCACAGGACCTTTAGATTCATTTGGTTTAAAACTTATTGTTTTCATATCAAACCGTTTTAATTCTAAATTCATTATAATTATTATATTTAAAAAGAAAATAATAATAACGAATTTAGTTATATTTAAGAATATACTTAACTATTTTTAAAATAATAAGTTAAATATATCTTTTATTAATATTTTTAATTGCTAATGAGTATCTCTGTTGATTATGAGAAAAGGAAGAACAGTAATTTGTTTACTAAATTTCAAACTAACAAACATATTAATTTATCAAATGTACAAAACTATATACCAATTTATGATAGATTTTTTGCTTTAAATAATACTAATTTTAATTCCATAAATTTGAATCATAGATGGGCTATTTCAGATATTAAAGAAACTAAGAATAAAGATCAAGATTATGATAATAGTCATATTTTTACAGGTAAATTAAAAAATATTTCAGATGAACATGATATTATTAATACTCAACAAATATTTATTAAAATGGCTCCACTTCTTGATCCTTTTAAATATTTAGTAGGAAAGTACAATTATAATGATCAAAATTTATTTAACTTACCGTCATTTGACAAGTCTCATAATGTTCATCCAAAAATTGCCGATAATAACAATTCTTCTTATATTGATGGTTTTTTTTCATATTTAACAAGTCGTCTACTTAATGATCATAGATTTATTCATGGATTAGATTATTATGGATCATTCTTAGCAATAAAAAATGATTATAAAATAAATGTTATAGACGATATTGAATATTTGGTTCATTCAGATTTTTTTAATAAGCAAAAAGATAAGTTATTTAAAATAGAAGATTATTCTCATTTAATCACTCCACCTGAAGTAAAAAAGTTGCAACCTTTGAAAATTTCTCAAAATACATCAAATAAATCTATATTATCAGTTAAGTCTCTAGACGAAAATATTTTTGAGGATATATTTGAAGAAAATAAAGAACTTGTTTCGCTTTCTGATATTAAAGAATTAGGTGTAGAATTGGTAGATATTACTGAATCTAATTTATTTGATGTGACTCAACAGAAAAAATCAGAAACATTAAAATCTGGTTCTAGTTGTTCGTCTAGAACATCACATACTAATGATGATGATTTAAGCGACGACGAATTATGTAATGATTGTCCATCATCTGATTTAAATAATGACAAAGTTTCTAATTCTAATTCTAATTCAGATATTGAAGATGATAATGGCGATGAAACTGAAAGTGATGAGGATCTTGATGATATGTCTTCTATTGAAGAGGAGACATTATTTTTAACTTTACCAAAGTTTCCGGTACAAGTAATATGTATGGAATTTTGTGAAAATACATTTGATGATTTAATTATGAGTGGAGATATTAGTGATGATGAATGGTATTCGGCACTAATGCAAATAATAATGATATTAATAACATATCAAAAAATGTTTGCATTTACTCATAATGATTTGCATACAAACAACATAATGTATATTTCAACAAAAAGGAAGTTTTTATATTATACATATAAAAAGAAAACTTATAAAGTACCAACATTTGGAAAAATATATAAGATTATTGATTTTGGCCGCGCTATTTACAAATTTAAAGGTAAGATATTTTGTAGTGATAGTTTTCAAACTGGCGGTGACGCGGCTACACAATACAATACAGAACCCTATTTTAATGATAAAAAACCTAGATTAGAACCTAATTTTAGTTTTGATTTATGTAGATTAGCATGTTCCATTTTTGATTATGTTGTTGATGATTTTGATATGATGAAAAAATTAGATGAATGTTCACCTATAGTGAAATTAATTGTTGATTGGTGTACTGATGATAATGGAATAAATATGTTATACAAAAATAATGGTGTAGAACGTTATCCTGAATTTAAATTATATAAAATGATTGCAAGATGTGTACACAATCATACTCCTCAAGTACAATTAGAAAGAAATGAGTTTAGTAAATTTTGTGTTGGATCAAAAAATATTCCAAAAGGGGAAGAAATTATAAATATTGATGAACTCCCTAGTTATTGTTAAAATGATAAAATAATTATATTGTTAGTATATAATTATTAAATGAGTAGAGATTATGGATTTATATTGACTAGACATGTTACATCTGAGTTAACTAACAAATATTGGAACAGATGTGTAAAATTAATAAGAACATTCTATCCACATAGACAAATAGTAGTAATAGATGATAATAGTAATAATATGTACGTTAAACCTGATTTTCCATATAAAAATTTAACTGTCATACAATCAGAATATCCTGGAAGAGGTGAAATATTACCATATATATATTATTTGCGTTATAAATGGTTTCCAAACGCAGTAATAATACATGATAGTTTATTTATTCATAGACGTATTCCATTTGAACGATTTACTGTTCCTGTATTGCCATTATGGCATCATGTTTATGATAGAGAGAATGTAGCAAATATTCTTAGGATTTCATCAGTATTAACTAACAGTATGAAAATAACTGATAAAATTAGAGGTAATGGTTTTACAATATTGGGTTTAGAAAAACATTATAATTTATGTTTTGGTGGTCAAGCATTTATAAATCTTAATTTTTTACAATTATTAGAACAAAAATATAAAATATCATCATTAGTTCACGTTATACATAATAGAAGTGATAGATGTGCATTAGAACGAATATTAGGAATACTGTTCAATGAAGAGTGTCCAGATTTATTATCAAAAAAATCATTATTTGGAGATATTTTTACATTTCCACAGGCATTTAGTTATAATTATAATTTATATCACAATGATTTGAAAAGAAAAAAGGTACCAAATTCTTTTGTTAAAGTGTGGACTGGACGTTAAAATGGTGGATTATCTGTGAAAGCCTGGGGTGTAGTTGGTGCTTCAATTTCGTGAATGACTGGTGACAATTGTTGTGTTATAAAATTTCCTAAGATAACACTAATATAAACTAACAAAGTATCTCTGATTAGTAACTTTAATGGTTTTGGTTCTTGATCAATATACTTCATTTCAAAGAATTTTGCCACAAAAAAAATAAAGGATATAAATGCTGCTATTAAAAATATATTATCCATATTAAAATATATTTTTAGAATTCAATTTAATAAAAAACGCATATATTTCCTAAATCTATGCTAATACTTCTATATCATTTAATAACAAATCTGGTTCTAATTTAATATTATTTGGTTGAATTATATGTACATCTAAGTTATCTAGTGAAACTTCTTCTTGACTAATGTTTAATTTTGTGTTTTCTTCGTCTTCTTCCATTTTTCTTTGTAGATTTCTTAAAGCACTTATTTCTTCTAATCTTTCAATAGTTTTAGGTGCGTTTACAAGTTCTTTGGTACCTTCATCAGTTACTACTTGATCAACATCATTAAACTTAAGTGTAATATTTTCTGTTTCTTTTGAAGTTACAGTATTTTCTTTATTTTCTTCTGATATGAATTGAGTTTCTGCTCTAGCATTTAAAGGTGGTGTAGGTTCAACAATTTGTTCTTTTATTTCTTCAATACAATCTTCTTCAACTGTCTCATCCATGTATGCTCTAAGAATACTTTCAACAGGAATACTATCTCTAACAGAATTTAAAATACATTCTTGAACGATTATTTCTAATTCCCTAATATTTTTTTGTACTTGAAGTGGAGGAGTATTAATTTCAAATAAGTAAACATTTCTATATACTTTACGTGCAACATTAATGTACGTTTTATGAATAAAGTCATCTAATTTGGGTATATTGATATCTATTTTCTTTTGTTTATTTCCAACTCGCATTGCTGTTAGTAGTTTTAATTGTATAATGTGTATACATGTAACAAGTTCTTCTAAATAGGAACATCCACTTCTTTCAATAATTCTCTTTCTTTCATTTTCAATAATAGTTGCGTTCCATTTGGGAATTCTAGAAATAAAATTTTGAAACGTCATTAGATATTTATCTAATTCAGCATTATCTTTGCATAATTTATAAGATTCATCAAAAATAGATTTAAAACCTTCAATAATAAGTGGTGTTAAAATAATTAATAATCTGGCACCCCATTCATTTTTAGATTCATGCAATGAACTAACATTAAAGTCATCCATAATGTAAATAATTAATGTTAAATTTTTGTTATTTAAACTAATTGTACTAAATATTGGTAATATATAGTACAAAGTATCATGTAAATTATTATTTTGGTTTCTACGTGATAAAAGGTAAGGTAATTATATGTTAAAAATTAAGATTGTTGGTATAGTTTGAATATCGAAAATAAAAGTCGGCGCCAAAATCGAAAATGGACATTTTTAAAATGTCCAAAAGTCGAAAATCGAAGGATTTTACTCGTTCGAGTTCACTTTGTTACTGACATCGTCTAAATTGCATTTTTTTGCGTTTTTTTTTGTTACGATAATTTTTTATTTTTTTTAAAAAAGGTTTAGATATTTTTTATATATTGGAAATATATGGAAATAAATTTTACGCCAAAAAGCGCCGATTTTTTCTGTGAAAAATGTGACTTTAAATGCTCTAAAAAAAGTGATTGGTCAAGACACGTTAAGACGAAAAAACACATGTATCGTCACAATGGAAATAAAATGGAAATTTTGGAAATAAATTTTACGCCAAAAAACGCCGAAAATATTTGTGAATGTGGTAAACAGTATTCAACTATTTCTGGATTATGGAAACACAAAAAGAAGTGTAACAACGTACCAAACACCAAAGAATTAGTGTCGGACAAAGAAATTATAACTATGTTAGTTAAACAAAATACCGAATTAATGGAAATAATTAAAAATGGAACTAACAATACAAATTCACATAATACTAATTCTAACAATAAGACATTTAATTTACAAATTTTTTTAAACGAAACATGCAAAGATGCGTTAAATATTTCAGACTTTGTTGAATCAATTAAATTAAGTTTAGATGATCTTGAATATACCGGCAGAAAAGGTTACATTGAAGGAATAACTAACATTGTTTTAAAAAATTTAAAAAATCTAGAAGAATACAAGCGTCCCATTCATTGTTCTGATTACAAAAGAGAGATACTCTATATAAAGGACAATAATATATGGAAAAAAGAAAATGAAGAAAAACAAATACTAACAAAAGCCATAAAAGAGATAGCGAATGAAAATATTAAACAAATAATGGAGTGGAAAGATCTAAATCCAGACTGCACAGATTCAGATTCTAAAAAGAATAATTTATATTTGAAAATTGTTAGTAACGCAATGAGTGGTATTGATAAAGAAGAATCTAATAAAAATATAAATAGAATAATATCTAATTTGGCAAAAGAAGTACTTATAAACAAGGATAATTAATATTATTTTTAATTTAAAGCCCTTTAAATTACTTTAAATTAAATATATATTTCACATAAAGGATATATTTTCTAATTTTGTTTCTTTATCTAAAAATATAAAATTTATTATAAACATCATTAACAGTTTCTCATCTCTAAATTCTTTACGTACTTTATTAAATATTATTAATAACTCATATTTTTTTTCATTTTCTAAATTAAAAAAACCATCTTCCAGAAGTTTTATTAAATCTAAACCACTATATGACTTTTCATATATTTTTATTATAAATGCTTGCAAACCCTTTTCCGTTAGTTTTTCATTTATGGTTTTATTTATTTCTTTTTTTAACCAATCCATTCTAGCATTTTTTACATCAGATAATTTAAATATATTTTCCAAATTGTACCTATACAAATTTATATTTTTTGAATTATACTCTGGCTCCGGTATATATATTTCACAAAAACGCGATAAAATTGGTTTTAATAATTTATATTTGTCTTCTACTATTATAAAAAAACGGGTATTATGACTAAATAATTCTATACATCTTCTTAATGCTGATTGAGCATCCATTGTTAGTTTATCACCATTTAACAGAACAATACTTTTAAATGTATCACCACCATTTGAGTTTATATGCATTTTAGCAAAAAACTTCAATTCCTCTCTTATAAACTTTATACCTTTACCATGAGCACAATTTACATACATAACAAAATCTTTTATTTTATCCTTATCATTATCATATATCAAATTTATAAACTCGTTTACTATTGTACTTTTTCCACTACCCGATAATCCGTTAAAAATTATGTTTGGAATCTTTTTTATATCATTAAAATATTTTAATTTATCCTTTATTGTTTGATGAATTGTTAACATACGTCTATCTAATAATTAATAACTCTTTTTATATTTTTATAAAACTTATTAATTATTTTAGATTTTTTTACATTATAATATATAATAATGTCTATTGCACCCCAACCTCCTTTTACTAATAATGTTAGTATCATACTTACATGTACTGTTAGACCACAATCTATAAAAGGTGTATTTCAAAACAATCCTAAATCACGTATACAAACTTATTTAAAGTCATTTAACAGATGGTTAAATGAAACACCCTTTAAGATTGTCATCGTTGAAAATTCCGGTTATACATTTCCAGAATTGGATTCAGAAAAACAAACATTTCAAGATAGACTTGATGTCATAACATTTAATGAAAAAACTAATAAAGGATCGCGATATCTACACAATAATACCAGTAAAGGTGCAAGTGAAGTATATGCTATTAATTATGCGTACCATCTTTCAAGATTGGTTAAAACATCTAATTTTTTAATTAAAGTAACTGGCAGATTTTTCATACCACAATTCTATGAATTTTTGTCAAACTATGATTTAAATACATATAATGGACTAAGACAACAAAACGAAAATAGATGTGAAATTGTTGGATCACATATTAAAAATTTTAACACAATTTTTGATATATATATGACAATTAACGGTAAATTTGATTCACATGTGGAAAATGTATATAGATATAGATTGAAAAGACTAGTTAAAAAAGTGTTAGTTTGTAAAAGATTCAATATAGAACCTACACAAAGAGGAGGAGTAAAACAAGTTTATTCTTTTTTGTAAAAAACAATTTAAATTATTGTTAATAAATATTATTAATGAATAAAGTTTTACCATCTATATTTGATTCTAGATTTTATTATGAAAATAATCCAGATATTAAAACAAATTATGTCTCTTATAATGAAGAAGAAATGAAGACACATTACATTAACGATGGTCAATTTAAAAATAAAAAATATTGCGATATTTCAGATAATTTTAACTGGGAAGATTATATTGATTTTGTTAATTATAATCCTTCTCATTATGGGAATAAGTATTTAAAAAATAAAAACGATGCTATTGAAAGTTATATTAAATATGGAAAAGTAAAATTAATTGAACAAAACATTCATGATATATTTTTTAAAAGTTCTGATGTTGATTGTACTAACACAAGTGATAATAAAGATATATTTTTTGTTTATTATTGTTATTTAAATCCTAGTAAAAATTGGAGACACATTGTGTATGGACAATTAATTGATATATATAATTCTCAAATACTTACTCGTAGTAAATTATTTATTGTTGTTTGTGGAAATCAAAATGATATTGATGAGGCAAAAATATATATTAGTGAATTCATAAAAACTGATGTTTATTTCTATGAATTTACAGAAAATAATTATGAGTTTAATGCTATCAAAATTCTTAAAGGACTAGCAGATGATAATAGAGATAAAACTTTTATTTATATGCATAGTAAAGGTATGGTTAACCATAATCCCAGCGATTTTAGAACCTTTCTTGAAATAAAATTAACAAAAAATACTATACTAAATTGGGAAGATACATTGTACCAATTTAAAAAAAATAAACTAATTAATAAGGCAGGATTACTACCAAGTGATAGTGGATTTGTTTGGTTTAATTTTTGGTGGGCTAGAGGGTCTTATATTGCTGATATTAAAAAATTAGATGAAACTGATAATAGATTTAATTGTGAATCTTGGATCGGTTTTTATGGAACCAAATCATGGATAGATACTTATTCATTAATTTATAAAAATATTTCATTTGTTACTATTCATGATACTGTAACTGTATTATTTGATAATACGGCTTAAATATTTGTTTTTTTTAAAATATAATTCACTAAACATTTGTAATACAAGTTGTACGATAAATTTGGACAAAGATTTGATTTTTCCATTGTTACAGAACAACCTCCATTTTCTAATACTGAAACGTCAAAATTTGTTATATTGCGTTCCAATGCCTTATAAATTATTGTCTCTACTATCTTTTCTCTTTCTGGTTTAACATGTAGATGCAAAGATAATTTTGTCATTGGCAAACCAAAAAATTTACATGTATCTACTATATATTCAAAATCATCTATTTCTAATGTTCCGCAAGTATCTGAAATACAAATATTATCAACTTCCATTTTATTTAAAGTTAGTAACCTATTAACTATAAAATCATTATCTATTTTTCCTTCTATAGGACACTCTGTTACACAAGAGACGTATAATTTTATATAAGCCTTTTTTTTTTGATTATTATTTTCATCTAAATTATATAACATAGTAAATATTTCGTTGTCAGTATCTTTTAACGACATTTTTGTGTTCTTTAATTGAAAACTATTAGAAACTGATGTAATAAAAGAGAATTTGTTTACACCTGGTATATTTATAACTGTATTTAATTTTTCATTATTTGGTACTAAAATAAAATGGTTTCTTTCGTTACTATTTTGTTGTTTATTATTTAAATATCTAAGTAATGATATACTATCCTGAAAAATTGGCAAAACGTTTTTAGATACTAAAGAACCTACCTCTATATTTGTAACTTCATGATTTTTAACAATATCTTCATAAATTATTAATTTATCATTTACAAGTACATTTTTTTGTTGTTCCTTTGTCAATCCTTGTAAACCATCTCTTAGAGAGACGTCAAATGGTTTTGGTTTGCCTAAAGAATTATATATTTGTTCATATTTTGAATTACTTTTACACCATTTACGAAATGTAGAAGCACAAATAGGATATATTGATTTCATAATGTGTATATATATATTATGAAATCTTTAAATATTTTTTACTGCTAATTTGAAGATTGATACCTTAAACAGACGTTGTTAAACTATGAGTGTAAGGATTTTCTTTAAATGCTGTTAGTATATCCGGAGAAATACGTTCACAACCTATACAATTATTATAGTATTGGGGCATATTGGCTTTTCCATATGTTTGAACTGATGGACCATTTGGAATAACAACTTGTGGCGCCCATAGTCTATTATTTTCCCGATCAGCATCTAAACGTGACAAAGTAACATTAATTTGAGGGTTAAAATGTTTCATATTACCTTGATTTGGTCTAGATGCAACAAGTCTTTCTTTTGATTGACTGTTAGTTTGTCTATATACGGCATCATATTGTCTATTACCATACTTGGTACCAGAACCACCAATTGGAGCCAATTGACAATTTTCTGTTGTAGTATCACGTTGATTTGTTATAGCCTGTTGTTCATTTACTAAATAACCAGCGTTATCTTTTTGATTACCAATGTATCCATTTGGCTGATATAAAGTAGTCTCTTTAATAGTAGTACTAGGCATATCCCCAGGTGTTAATACATAATTACCTGGAATTTCTCCGCTCATGTTACCATAAATACGCATATTACATGTATATTCTTCCTTTCTTGATGGTTTAAGTATGTCCATTATTGGTGCTATTACTGCTCCAATCGCACTAGTAAAACCAGTTCCAAAAGTTTGTGGTTGTTGATTTAATGCTCTATTGTTAGTATAATTAGTATGACTTTGATGATGTTTATCTTTATCCTCATGTAATGGAGCAGTACTTGTTGCGTTAGAATGTCCTACATCATAACCATTTAGTTGTATTCTCTTAGAATCTTCGTGCATTTTAGGAACATAACTGGCTGTTTTTAAGACAGCATTTGGCGCTCCATGTTGATATGTTGTTGTTTCATTTCTTATAGAAGGTTTTACAATATGTTCAGGAATTAATTGACCTGCTCTTTCAGCACCAGTTGTTGTTAACCAACGATCTTGTGTATTAATAAAAAATGTATCCGGACGATATTTCTGAACCTTGCCTTCAATTCCAAGATTTTTAATTGATGCTTCTGCTGGTCCTTCGTGATTCAATAAAGAAAATTCTTCTTTAGGATTTGTAGCAACTCGCAATTCATCTACAGTTTTAGGAAGCCATTTATCTCTTGCTTCCATTCCAGCATTATAACCGTGACTACCATTTGCGGTATAACCTTTATCTAAACCAGGCCCAACTTGCATAGATTCAAAAGGTTTAACCATATTATTTCGGTTAACGGGATTCTGTCTTGATTGAAAAAATTCACTCATATTAGGTGTTCCAAATGCCCATTGTACGTTATCTTGTGGTTTAAATAATGGTGCTTGTTCAATCTTTTTGATAGTTTGAGAGCCAGCCCCAACATAATTATCTAAAATAGTTTCACTATTATTTACATTATATACTTGACCTTTAGGTTTTGATCCATCAAAAGGTACCATATTATTATGAATAAAATCTCTAGATGACATGTAATTACCGGACAATGAAAAAATATCTTGAATATTACTATCAATCGGAACCCCAGCCCTTTGTTTTTGTTCATATACGTTTTGATTAAAATATTTGTCAGTTGCTTTATTTGGATTAGGGTATTCTTGAACTGTATCAATTAATTGTTTATTATTCATAATAGGATAGTTTTCAGGAGGAACATGTGTATTTGGTAAATAATTAGAAAACCTAGATTCAATATTTTTATCTTGTAAATTTGTTCTAATCCCCATATTATTAAAACCTTCAGTTTTGCCTTTTAAATTCGTAGACTGTTTCATAGATTGTTTTGTCATTGCTTCTTTATTTGAATTTTGGTTGGATATTACATACATACCTCCTAATGCTACTAATGGTATTGCTAATTCCATATTTATAATATATATATAAAACATTTTAATAATTAATTATTCTCTAAATGATTAATTATTTGATTTTACATCTTTTTACAATCATTTTTACACGTTTTTTGTCCTCCAATATTGTTTTGTGCCTTATATTGTACATTGTATACATTAGTAGGAACTGTATATCCTTGATCATTTGAAACACATACAAAGTCTCTTTTAAAATAATCCTTTTCTAAAATACGTGTGCTAGTATAATTATCAAAAGGCATTTCTGTATGTACTTGGGGATCAATAGGTAAAATATATGCATGATTTTGTTCTAAATCTCTTGCTGTCCAAGCAGGCATAATGGTTCTAGATTGTTCAGTTGTTAAAAATTTGTCACAAACAGGATAATCAATAGGTGAAGCATAAATAGTTTGTCTTTTATATTTATCCTGTTGTAAACAGTCACGATTTAATTGTTTATCTATTCCTAAAAGAGAACTTTGGATATCAGTAGAGTGGGTCCATAAATTGGCACCCCATTTTTGAGGTATAATTTGAGGATCTAACATAAAACAAGGTTTAGGGCCGTTTCCTGGAACATCTAGTATATATCTCCCTACATCTGTACTTTGTTGTAAACTTTTTGTTATTCTACATGGGTCATCATGAAATCTAGTGAATGCCATTATATAATATTATATATAAAATTATTATATAATTTATTTACATTAAAAAGCACTTGATAACCAATAATTAACTCCATCATAGTAAATATTAATAATTATAGCAGTGGCATTAACAACTGGAGTTATTCCATGTCCAACATTATTATTCCATGTAGTGCTAATAGTACTACCACTAGGTATTATTCGTAAATAATTGGTACCAGAAGAAGAAGGAGAAAGAGGTATAAAAATTGTATACGTACCATTTATAACAAAATTACTAAATGTTACTGTTAATGATAGATTACTACTGGATAAATCTACATTAGTACTAGATGTCCATGTTAAAATACTGCTATTACGCGCATTTAATGTAATTGTACCTGAAGCAACATCAACTGCTTCTGGCAAAGCAATTTTATTAACATCAATATTATAAGTATATCCAGCAAAATTACTTATAGATAATGAAGTTGTTGTTAGTTCTGTTTTTCCTTCAGTTGATTTATCTAGTAAAAGAGAGGATCTATTGTATGTTCCAGTTGCTCCCAAAGAACTAATTGCTATGCCAGTCTCATCAACTTGTGTACCAGTAGAACCTATAGTGGATGTATTTGTAGTATTTGACAACAATAATTTGTTAGTAGATACTCTTAAATTAGATGAAATATTTCTATCCATCCAAATACCAGGAATAGTATTTGGTGCTAGACCAAGGTATGTAGATTGTTTAGTAAATCCAATATATGTAGGGTCAATACCATCTCTTACATCCAATTTACCGTCAATTTTAACATCTCCAGTATAAGACAATACTCCTAAACCATCTAATCCCCAAAAACTAGGTCCAGTTGCACCTTGAGCACCAGTTGCACCAGTTGCACCTTTAGGCATTTCGGTTATTTGTAAAAATGATGTACCAAATACACTTTGATACATATAGTTAACATACAAAGTCCCAACATCATTTGTAATTTCAATATTTATTTTAATTTGTTCATACCCTCCATAATCAAATAAAAAAGGTGAAGTTGTAAATGCGCTAAGTATTGTGGGTGTTGGTGAAGCAGGTGGTGTAGCAGTTATAGATGGTATCGGTACTGCTGCTGAAGTAGCGATTAATATATCACCACCTCCAGGTGATGGATCTGTTGCATAAACCTTAAGTGTAGCCTTAAAATTTTCTCCAGCATCAGGATAACCATACAAATATACTGTAAACAAACTTTCGGGTATGGTAAATGGATAAGATCCAAAAAAATATACTAAGTCACTGGACCCATATTCTAAAATATCGTCAGGGGCAGTTCCGCTGATATCATAACTACCGTAAAATCCAGGTGGACTTTGATATCTTTGTAATACTCCACTTGCTAATGAAGTAGATACTGGTGTTGTTAAATAATAAATGATACCGGAATTAATACCGGAACTACCAGTTGCGCCTTGTGAGCCCGTTACTCCTGCTGTGCCAGGAGCGCCGGTAGGTCCTCTGCATCCATATCCAGTATTTCCTTGTGCTCCAATTGATCCAGTTGCTCCAGTATAACCGGCTGATCCTCTGGAACCTTGCGGACCGTCAGCCCCTTGTGGACCTTTGCAGCCTCTGATACCGTCGCAACATCGTCTGGCTCCTAAATAATTATAGTAGTTACTGTAATCTCCAATATATTTAAATGATGACATTTATATATATTTCATATAAAATATATTATTTTTTATAAATTATTGTATTTAGAAAATCATACTGAAGGCAATGGAACAAGACAAAGTTTAATAGTTCCCAAACTGGCTACATTATACTTTACTACAAGTGGCAAATCATTTTCTAAATAAACCTCAATTTGTTGACACAAATTAGTACATTTAATAAAATATCCCAAATTTTTTAAAGAGAACTCTCCTTGAATAATTTTAGAACTATCTTGCTTTAATATAAATCCCATAGATCCGTCTGATTCGGCCCTATGAATTTCAGCAGAAGCAAATTGACCTTGGCACTTAAATATTAATTCATTACCAACAGATTTAATTTCAAGTTTATCGGATATACAGGATAAATCTCTAATTATTTTTTGAAAATCAGCGGAAGGTAAATTAATTATAGATGAAAATTTAACATCTGGTATCTCTAATTCATCCTGTTCAGGTTCAATTAACTTAAGTTTTTGTGTCTTACATTGTTTAATATCTCCATTTTCAAACTTTAGTGCCAAATGTGAAACAATACCATCATAATAATCAGATGTTTCAATGTAAATTGTTAAGGTATCATCATTATCAATAGAATTAATTAATTTAAACAAATGAAACATATTGACACCTATAATAATTTTTTCTTTTTTGCATTCATAAAATTCAAAATTTTGTGCTGCTAAATGCAAATGTACCAAAATAGTATGTGACTTATCCATATTAATTATGCGAATACCATCAGGTTGAAAAGAAATATTAGTTTCTAATAAAATATCTTTTAGAGCAGTCATTAAAGTACGAAAAGGTGCTATTTGTACTGTTTTAATTGTAAGAACATTGCCCTCAGTAGATGTATTTTTATTGACAAATTGCGACATTATGATTAAATTGGTATATAAATCTTTAAATACTTATGCGTTCAATTTATATTTTTATATAATCTTTATTTAATTATTTTTTCGTGATAATTTTTTCGTGATAATTTTTTGAACATTCAATTATTACTTCATTTATATCTTTAGGATTATATTTTTTTAAAATATTAGAATGCAACGTAGGAATTGATCGTTTATCACTATCTAAACTACTATCTATAGAAAAATCCTTGCAAATATTGTTAGTTTTATAATACGTTTTAACAATATCCACAATATTTATTATACCTGGATTAGTGAAATTACAAATTCCTGTTTCATTGTTTTCAATCATTTCAAATAGTATAGGAAATAAATTATCTATATATGTTATTGAAAATTTCTGTGATTTTATTGTGTTATATGATAATAATTTAGTCAATAAATTTTTTTGCGATGGAGTACTGCTTATAGGATAGTTAATTCTTAAATATAATATATTATCGTAATTCTTAATGATACTCTCTAAATAAATCCTAGTTATGCCATAAAATGTATCATAGTTATTACCTTCATCTTGATCTTCATAAATTTTGTCTATTCTATTTTCAAAAATACCACCTGAACCAAGTATTGTTAAATGTACACTATATTTTTTACATATTGCTGCTAATGTTAGTTGATATGTTATATTATTTTCAATTGTCTCAGTTTTATTTTCATCACACCAAAAAATATTTGGGGTTCCAGTAATTCCAGCACAATTAATAATATACTTTGGCTTAAATATACTAACAACTTTCTCTATTTTTTCAGTATTTTGAAGTCTTAAATTGCTTTTAATAAAATTGTTAGTTCTTAATCCTAAAAAATTAGTAACATTACTACCTAAAAATCCATTTGAACCAAATATTAAATAATCAATTGGTTTTACAAAATTAAGTTGTTTATCTTTTTCAGACAATATAATTGTGTTATCATCTATAGGTAACTCAATATTTATCCATGGATCTAAATAGTTAATATGCATAGTTGTTTCTTCTTTAAAAATATCAGATAAATGATATATAAGTATTGAATCTTCTTCTAAAGATAAAAAAGCATGACCATAGTTTTTTGGTATATGCAGTTGAAATAGCGATGTTTTTGGATCCAAATAGTAATATTTAGGAATTAAGTAATCACTTGCTTTTTCATCAAAATTAACTATTATATCAAGTACTCTACCTTGTATACATGTGACTAATTTTTCAAATTGATTAATATGAATGCCTCTAAATACATTTTTTTTGTTAACACTTACTGTACATTGACTAAAATTATGATTTTCTTTTACAGGAAAAAATAAAGTTCCCCTCATATCAGTAAACAAATTAGATGACATTTAATTAGTTAAATTAAAGGCTTTATATTGTTATTTAAGTTATATGATGAATAATGATTATACAGAAATAACAAACTGCTTATGTTGTAAAAATAATAATATTAAATTGTTTTTAGATTTAGGAGAACAACCATTGGCGAATAATTATCATGAACAAGGAGAAATAGTTGAAGTATATCCTCTAAAACTAAATTATTGTCCATCTTGTTTTCATTGTCAATTATCACACTCAGTAAACCCAGATAAATTATTTAAGCATTACAAATATGTAAGTGGGACAACAAATACCGGAAAAAATTTCTTTAAAAAGAATGCTGAATTTATAATTAATTATAAGAATCTAACAAATGGAAAAATATTAGATATTGCCTCTAATGATGGTACACAATTAGATTATTTTAAAGAAGCCGGTTGGGAAACGTATGGTGTAGATCCAGCCACTAATTTATGTCCGTTGGCTCAAAAAAAAGGACATAACATAATTTGTGATTTTTGGGGGGAAAAAGCGTGTACTCTTCTTCCTACTATGGATGTAATAACTGCACAAAATGTATTTGCTCATACACAACATGTTGATACCTTTTTACAAAATTGTAAAAAAATTATGAATAATGAAACTTCATTATTCATTCAAACATCTCAAAAAAATATGATAGTAAATAATGAATTTGATACTACATATCACGAACATATTTCTTTTTTTAATACTTTATCAATGAAAACTTTGGTGGAAAGAAATGGTTTATATTTAAATAGGGTAATACAAGCAAAAATTCATGGATGCAGTTATATTTTTGAAATTTCTAAAACGAAAAATATGGATATTAATAATATAGATGATTTTTTAAAAGATGAAAATATTAAATCTATTTATAATGATAAAACATATGATGAATTTAATATTAAAACAAAACAAATTATAGAAAACTTAAAATATGAGATTAGTAATTATAAACAACAAGATTATAAGTGTATTGGTTTTGGTGCTGCAGCAAAGGGTCAAACAGTATTATGTTATGGAAATATTAATTTGGATTATATAATAGATGAGAATCCATTAAAAATAGGTCTATACTCTCCAAAAATGGATATTCCTATTGTTGATATAAATTATTTTATAAATGACCCAAATAAAAAAATAGTAGTACTTATATTAGCATGGAATTTTGCAGATGAAATCAAAGAAAAAATAAGAAATAATAAAGGAAACAAAAATATAATAATTATTGAAACATATTTTCCAGAAATAGTTATAAGAAAATTACTATAAATTATAAACAAATTATTTTAATAGTAATTTAAATAAATAAAATTAATTATACTATGAAGTTAACTGTACTAACACATATATTTAACGAGGAATATTTACTTCCTTTTTGGCTAGAATATCATAAAAGAATATTTGATCATGGGATTATTGTAGACTATCATTCAAGTGATAATTCTTTAGATATCGTAAAAAAAATATGTCCAACTTGGACAATTATTACTACAATAAACAATTATTTCGGTCCCAATTCAAATGACGAATTAATGGAATTAGAAAATAATTACATTGGCTACAAGATTATATTAAATGTAACTGAATTTATTTTTTGCCCTTACGAATTAAAAAGTATTTTACCTGAAGAAAATAATACTTGTATACAATTACAAAATATGGCGTTATTTTCAAAAAATAATGGTGATAATTTTAATGTAAACAGTTTATTAGAATTATTAGAAAATGTTGATGCAATTCATATATCAAATCGTAGTCCTAGACAGATACATTCTTACAAAAACGGAAATTATGATAGTGGACGACATATTATATCATATGAAATAGATAAAAGTTCTGTAATGGGGGATTTAGTAAATGATTTCCAAAAACAACCATTTGATAAAAGACATTTTTTTCCAGCATATATTGGTACTTTTGCATATTATCCTTGGAATGAAAAATTTATTAAAAGAAAACAAGATGTAAAAAAAAATATGCGACCAAGTTGGTGGGGTTTTCATCATTTTTGGAGCCTAGAAGAGATGACTCGTGAAAAAAATAAATGTCTAAGTGAAGTACATATGTTGAATGAATGTCCCATATTAGAAGAAGCAATTAAGAATGAGATTACAAGGTTAAAAACACTATAAATATCTTAATAAGTAATTTAATTCTCTTGGAAATAATATTGTTTCCTTAGTATATTTGTCTTTTAATCTAAATGCAAATGTACTATCATTAAACAACCATTGGCTCATAATATATACATTAAAAACCCCTTCTTTAAAATAATTATAACTTATATCTTTATTTTTTACTATAAACTCGTACTTAAAATTGTTAGTTAATATATTTTCTATCATTTCTAAATAACTTTTATTTAAATCCAATATATTTATCATATTATCTAGTAATGCTGATTTAAATTCCATTATTGGCCAAAAACACATATCGTCGTTATATATTTCCCAATGGCTCCAAATATCACATTTTTTTCTAATATTTGATATACTTTCTAGAAAAGTATCTAATCCATTAATTGGTAAAACAACACTATCATCTATTAAACAAATCCAATCATATTTTTTCATTTCTTTTTTAATAAATAAAAGTGCATTACCAAATATTTCAATATTTGTTTTATTTTTTACTTTAATTACATTAAATGGTAATATACTTTCATCAACATTATCAATTTGTTCACATAATGTGTAGAATAAAATATCATAATCAGCATAACATAATGCTTGTAATGACTGAATAACATAATCTTTTATTATGTTAGTATCATTATGTACATAAACGACACAATTTTGTTTTTTACTTTTTGAAAAAATAACTGCTTCCTCTGCATATAAAAAATTTTCATATAAATATTTTTTTGATTTAGGTATACCAGCAGATCCATTTTTAATATCGTTACAATCTCCAAAATAAACAACTTTTGGGTCTAATTTTTCAAAATCAAGTGGTACTTTTTGGGGATCATATACGATTGGGGACATATTCAATTTACCATAAACAAAATCACAACATTCACTATATCTTACTGGATAACTTGCATACCAAGTCCCTGCTCTCCATACGTTTTTTATAAAAATAGTTGATAATGGAATATTACTTCTCAAAGATTTATCAGTAGGTAAAAAATAATTATTAAATCTATCTGGTGCACAAAAATTATTTATTGACCAATTTTTTTTATTTAAAATATCTAACCCATAATATAATAGTGAAGTAATTTTATAATTATTTTGTAGTAGTATACGTGAAAAGCCGTATTCTCCAGACATAACAGCATCATTTTTATCATATTTTTTTCCAAATACTACATTTTTTCTTTTGTCTGTACTTTCTTCATATTTATGAACAAATGTTTCATCCACAAGATCTATTTCTGTGTATCTAATTAAATCTGAGATTTCTTTAGTTATTCTTAACAGTGAAAATGTTGGAACTGCCCTTGGTCCATCACCTGCTGGATCATTTTTGGTCATAAAAGATAAACTAGGACAACATAATATAGCATTATCATTAATTAATTGTTTATAAGCAGGAATAATCCAATGAGTTCCGGTATCATTTTCCATAATTGGTCCAATAACGCTACAATTTATAAAACATATATAATCAAAAATATCCCATATATTTTTATTAAATAGTTTTTCAAAATATAACATACCTTTTGCCCATCCTTCCCAATCACTGTCACTATCATTGTTAATAAAATATATATCATCATCGGTAGGAAAAATACATTCAGAAAATGTTCCATTATTAACAAATAAATACTTTATATCAAGAGGTAACCACAATTTTTTGTTTAATGCATATTTTAAAAAAAAAGACAAGTTTGTTTGATTTTTTGTCTCATTTTTTCTAGTATAATATACGTATATTACCCCTATTTTTGCATTTGTTATATCTGGATAATTAATAATATTACTCATTATTAGTTATCTAAAAATATTTTTAAATTAAATAAACGATAATTAAATTACGGGAACAAAATCTACCTCAATTGAATCATTGACGTGTCTTTCCAATAAATTAATATTGTACTTTCTTGTATTAATACGTCTATTTTTAAAAGGAGTTTTCCACTTACCATCACAATCAAAAAATACAGTATAATAAATTTGACTATTATCTAATTCAAAATCATGTGTACTATCATTTGCTAATGAATATTGTTGACATTTATAATCCCCTACTGAAGAAAAAGATACCTGTCCTATTTTTTCTACTCCTACTGAACTGATACCAGTAATAGGTGCAGGAGATAAAATAACCCAGGATTTTTTTCCTGATATATTATTAATAGTAACCCATGGATTAATTCCTGTTCTCCTATCTAAAGCAAAATCTGCTAATGGATGTGATACCCCAAGTGCTGCTCCGGCTAATGCTCCTAATTTTGCTAATCCTCCTAATCCAAATATATTTGTGTCCTCTACTTTATGTAATTTTATTTCTAAAGATTTGTCAATATGGGGTTTATTTGAATGTAATGTTAATATTTTTGCTTCTTCTTCAGAAGTTAAAATATCGTCATCTACAACAATATTTTGTTCATCTTTTTGGTCTTTATTATTATTATCCATTATATTATATAAAAAGAAAAAAATTATAATTCTACTTTTGGCACACGTCTCTTACCATATCCGTATTTTTTGTGTGCTAATTGTGCCATTTTATATCCTTTAGATCCAGATTTACATCCATTTATTAAAATATTATAATCAACGGCACCTGCTTTACCTGCTGTTATTGCACTGGCTAATCGGGCAATTCCCCATGATTGCGGTGTTTGATTAGGTCGGGAACCTGATGAATAATAAGCCCCTTCTCCCTTATTAATAATTTTAGATAGGGCTGCTTTAGTACATCCGGTTTTACGTGATAATTCATCAGTTGCTCCAATATTTTCTATATTATACATTTTTTTTGCTTTTAAAATATGAGGAGATATTTTAGATTTAAAAGATGAAATAGGTTTTCGTGTGTAATATATACCTTTTTTGTATAATTTTCTAGATTTAACTAACATTTGTGCTTGTTTTTGTCTATCTCGTACTGTTAATTTTTTAGGTAAATAACGCAAATTTATCACCTTATTTTTACGTGTTTTCATAATATAAAAACATATAAAATAATATAAAAAAGTAATTTAAAGACTTAAAAAAACTATTTATTATGGATATAGATACCCAAACAAATTTAATGAGCACCATAAATGCACTTTTTAGTCAGTATCAGGATAATCCGTATGTACTTCAAAGACTACAAATGCATTTAAATAATTTACCTACATTATTAGAGAATGAAAATAAAAAAAATGATGAACGTGTTAGTAGGATAAATGAACTAACATCGGAACAAGATAATTTTTATAAAGTATTTTTGAGTAAATATCCATACTACTATATGCCATATAATAACATATTTTATTTGTATGATGGACAAAAATATAGAATTGTTAGTGAAGACGATATACACCATCATTTACTTTCAACTATTACAGATGAAGGTAAATTAGTACAATGGAAACATAAAACAAAACAAACATTAATTAAAAAAATAAAAGAAAGAACATTGTTTAAATCAATTCCTGATACTTTTACAATTCAAAATGTATTGGGATTTCTTCTAAACATATTTCCATCAAAAACAGAAACAAAATATTTTTTAACTATATTAGGTGACTGTATATTAAAGAAAAATACTGAAGGGTTATTGTTTTTTGTTAGTTCATTTGCAAAAAAAATCATAGGATTGGTTGATTCTATTGTATATGTAACTAATGGTAGTACAATTATAAACAATTTTATAACCAAATATCACGATACTCATAAAATTCACTCATATAGGTTGCTTAAAACAAATGAACATACTAACAATCTATCCTATGATATTATTAAATCGGTCTTGAATGATATTTGTATAGACTTATTATGTGTAGCAACTCATTATTCTGAGCGTTATGGAAGTTCCGATAATTATTTATTACATAAAACTGAAGAGTCAGTACAAAATTATGTTTTATATTTTACTAGAAATTCATTAGATAAAATTGCGAACGAATTTGTGGAACAATGTATAGAAAAATCTAAAATAAATGAAAATATAAATTGGAAAAATATGCATTATATATGGAAAATATATTTGAATAACATAAATGTTCCAAATATGATTTATGGTAATGAATTACAACAATTATTAATGACAAAAATAACAAATAATCAAAGTATAGATAATTTACAATTTATCAATGTTACTAGTAAGTATTTGCCACATGTTAGTTCATTTCTTTTATTTTGGGAAAAACATATAACAATATTAGATACAAATCAAGAAATTAACGATGATTATGAGTATGAATATGAAATAGATGAATTATTAACCCTTTATAAAAATTCAGAACCTAAAAATAGTGCAATAAATGAACAAAACATGATAAAAATGATTCATCATTATTTTGCACCAACTGTTGAAATAGTAGATAATAAATACATAACAAATATAAAATGTAATTTGTGGCTAAAAAATGACGATATAAATGAGTTTTTAAATTATTACAAACAAAATTTAGTATTAAATAATAATTATTCAAATATGGAAATAATTGCATTTGATGATTTGTACCAACTATATAAAGGCTATTTTAAAGCAAAAGGAGCAGTTGAATTAAAGAATTTACCTATTGTAAGTAAACAATTTTTTGAAAAATATATAGCAAATTATCTACATCAATTTATTCAATTTGATAAATTTGTTAGTTCGGATTGGCTTAAATAATTTAGTTATTGTTTTATTAATTAAATTATTTATAATTTATGCTGCTCCTAGAGCCCTTCCCAAAACGCTGTTTCCTGGAACTGTTCCAGGTGACATTGTTCTACTTGTAGTTCCACCTCTCATGTGACGATGATGTCTTCGAGATCGTCTTCGGCGTCCACCTGATTGACCTGCAGCAAATTGCACATCATCTGAACCTGCTCCAGGATAATCAGTAAGACCAATAACACTCTTATCAGTGACAAGTCCACCAACAGCAGTGGCATTTACATCTGCTGGTTGAAGAACTCCACCAATAGAGGCTCCACCCTTGTGGTGACGACGTTTGCGTCCACCAACTAAAGCCCTATCAAGTGGACTGAATGATTGAGGAACAACATCTGCAATCATATAACTTCCATCTACACTAGAAGGAGTTAAAGGAGCATAACCTGATCCTCCTTTGTGATGTTTAGAACCCTTATGATGTTTTTTTGATCCGATTTTAACAAAACCAAATTTACCTTTTTTGGTTCCATAACCATACTTTAATAATCGCATTTCTTTTTTAGCAGTGTTATGTTTAGCCTTAGAAACTATGCGTCCTTGTTTGTTTTTAATTAGGTCGTTTTTTGATAATCCACCAGGAGTTCTTTTAGCAGTTCCATGCCATACTTGAGCACGAGTACCGATAGTCTTCATTTTATCAGTCATTATAAAATAAGGTAAGAAAAAATAATTATCTCTAAATATAAATTATTAATAAACGCAACAATCAAAAATTATTTCTTAATGGTTTTGGAGTACCTCCTGGCTGGCCATAAACTCCACCCAAATAATTAATAAATACTGGTCCATTCCTATTTCCAAATGTTGTCCTTCCTCCTAAAGTAGATGTTAATATTCTGGCTACCCTTTTATTTTCAGTTTGACTTGGGTCATTATAACCTTGTTTAATTGCATTTGCTTGAGGAGGTATACAAGTACACAGTGAACCTTGAGTTATATCGTCTGAATTTAATACGTTGTCAAATGTTTGACCTATCAAAAATGTTTGATAATATTGACGAAGATATTGTGCTGCAATATATCTCCTTAAATTTGCTTTATTTCCTGGTGTAAATCTATTATTATTGTAATTGGACATATACTAATAAATTATGATAAATAAAAAAAATAATTTATTTAAATCATAGTTTTACATTTTTCTTAATTATTTTAAAAAAAATATTTTATAATAAAATTGAAATAATTTAAATACAAAAAAACATATTATATATCATAAACCATGAGCGCTACTGACTTTAATACAAATGAGCAATTATATTTTGATGTACAACAAAAAACCGATAAACAACATATTCTAGACAATCCTGATACTTATATCGGCTCTGTTGAAAATGTTGATTCAGACAATTGGATTATGAGCGAAACTGGTGACAAGATAGTTCAAAAGTCTATCAGTTATGTTCCTGGTTTATTTAAATTATTTGATGAAGGTATTGTAAATTGTAGGGATCATGTTGTAAGAATGCAGACGAAAGTAGATGCTAAGGTAGAAAATTCGGTACCTGTGTCATATATTGATGTATCTATTCAAGAAGATGGTACCATCATTATGATAAATGATGGTAATGGAATTGACGTAGTACAACATCCAGAATATAAAACATGGGTTCCAGAACTGATATTTGGGCACCTTCGCACATCTACAAATTACAATAAAGAAGAAAAAAAAATTGTTGGAGGTAAAAACGGTTTTGGATTCAAATTGGTACTAATTTGGTCAACATATGGAATGATTGAAACAGTTGATCACATTCGTGGGTTAAAATATACTCAAGAGTTTAGGGATAATTTAGATACTATATGTCCCCCTAAAATCACAAAAGCAACAAAAACAAAACCATATACCAAGGTTGTTTTCAAACCAGATTATACACGTTTGGGACTTGCAGGATTAACACCAGATATGATATCGTTACTGAAAAAAAGAGTATACGATATTTCAGCAGTAACAGATAAAACAATTAAAGTGAAGTACAACTCCAATATCATTCCTATTAAAAATTTTGAACAGTATATTAACCTGTACATTGGAGACAAAACAGAAACCCAGAGAGTTTACGAAAATAATGGTGACAGATGGGAATATGCTGTTGCCCTTACTCCAACAAATGAATTTATTCAAGTTTCATTTGTTAATGGTATTTATACGTCAAAAGGTGGTAAACACGTTGAATATATTTTGAATCAAATCACAAAAAAATTATCTGAA